CATTCAGGCCAGAATGTGGGTCCCAGATCCAAACCTCTGCGCCAGCCTTGAGCAGGATGAGAATGTAGTACAGCAATGCAGTGCTCTTGCCGCGTCCAGGCTTGCCAACGACGCACATGCTGAGCAGGTCTGCGACCGTTCCGAATACCGGACCCTCCTGCGTGTAGCAGAGTACCAAGCGCTGGTCAGTGATGAGAGCATCGACCTCTGCATACACAGGAGCTTGCGGTACCACAGGAGCAAGTAATGCATTTTGAGGTTGTTGGGCAGGTATTTCCTGTACTTTAGTTTGGAATGGATTGTGAACCTTGAGCGTTCTGCCCTTATCATCGTGGTGAAATTCCACATGATGACCATTCTTTAGACTCTGGGTTGCGCCACTGAGGAGATTGAGATGCGCCCTCTTTGTCTGTATGTCTAAATCGTGGTGATCAAACGCTACCTTGGCTTTCCAAATGATCGGTGTTGCAAAACACACACCTCCTACAGCCAGCACAATCCCTCCTACAACGCAAATCACAATGATTTGCGACATAATAGCTGGAATAATCCAATATACGACAACATAGTAAATTAGTGATATTGCCGCACCTGCGCCAGCTAGATACTCCAGCCAGTTTTTCTTAGTTATACCCATAATCTACCTCCTGTTAGGTTGAGTTCTGACTTTGTCTGTAAATATCTGTGCAACATTCTAAGTAACCTCGCACTCTGTAAGAGCACTCCATATGTGCTTGTGCATAAGCCAATAACGAGAGTCACCCCAAATATGAGGATATGCGCAATTACGATTAATGAAAGTACGATGGCTTGTAAAAGTGTTATTAGTGCAGATTTAATGATGATCCTGCCTGACTCCAAAGTATTGTCTATTTGTTGCTCTTCTGAACTGAGTGTCATCATGCCTAGCTCTCCTTGCATGGCCAGGCAATATGCTATAATTTGCTCTGGCCCCTATGGTTTGCTACCCCTGCCCTTAGTGCCAACCTCGTGGCAGGGGAGCATCTTTTACTGTCGAACTCGTTTTCGTTCGGCATTGAGAAATTTGATGAGATCAGGCTTTGAATATTCCTGATCCTGGATATGGGCCAGGGCTGAATCCTCAAGCTCATAGACATCTCGCTCATCATAGAGATGCTCTAGACTATCAGCCATGTGTTGCGATAGTTCTCGCTCTAAATCTGATCTATCGCGAAACAAATCAAAAAGTGACATTGTTTCCTCCTTCGTCTCCTCTGCTAGAATATTTTTTGCCACCAGGGTCTTGGTGCTTCTTCCTCAAGAAACCGGATATTCTTCAATTCGCCGTTCTCAAGTTGCTGAAGACAGCTCCAATTCTTGCCTGGATAATCTGTAAAATTGTTGTTGTCGCTAAGATCTAATTCATTCTTGCCTGAATAGATCTCCTCGTTTTCTCCTGTAGTTCGGTTTGTACCCACTACTTTGTAGTATTTGTTCATGTTCCTCCTTTGCGACGCGCTAATTCTTTATCGACACTACGGAATTGTCTGTACCAAGCGACAACATTTTCTTCATCTGCATCTTCACATCCATACTCATCGCGGATTGCTTGTAGCGCTTCATCGCGTTCCTTGTGGAGCTCTTCAGATGAGGAGAATTTACTCACTAAATCATGCAGCATCCTGTCTAGTATTCTCATAAACGTTACTACCTACGATTGCCACATTTATGCTCAGCATACACATTCACTAGTACCCACTTCTTACAGTTAGTGCACTGCATGGATGTAGTATCTGTTACCTCTAGGCCTCTTTGATCTAGACCGTGATAGACGCAAGCGACTTCAAGTTCCTGAGACAAGTTGTCAGGAACTTCTACACAAACCTGGCCAGTGAGCAGTTCACGTGCTCTATCAAAAAATCCCATGACTATTCTCCTAAGTGTGGATGCGGGAAAGACGATATCGGGACCCAGCCTCGTGTGGAGGTATTGCTACACAATCCACAAAAGTACTCGTTGTCTTTTCCGTGTACTAATTCCTCTTCTTCTGCCGCTTGGTTAACGTTCTGTAGCGCTTCTTCAAGCGTGTTGCCGCTTGCAGTAAGTGCAATATCTTCTTCTTTGACTCTGAAGAAATCAGTTAGCCAGTTCATGCTTTAACTCCTCTAATGAATGTGGGGATAGGCTCCCCACGGGCCACTAGCAAGCGCGCTACTTGGACTGTTCAGGGTAGTATCCGTATTTAGCCGCAAACTCTTGTATTTTACTGTCCCTCAATTGTCTAAATTCGTGTGCTTGTTCGTACTTCTCCATTTCAGCAGATATTCTGAATACATTGTCTGCACTATGAATGTCGAATAGATCGCTATCCTCTTCCATCTGTTGAGGAGTACGTTCTAAAGAAAATCTCATGTTATTGGTCCTTTCGTGTGTAAAGTGGGCATCCCCTTTGATGCCCGACCCGCTAGCAAACGCGCTAATTATTTAAACTTTTTTGACGAATAAGTTCGTCAACATCACGTTTTGCGTCTTTCTCAGCAAGTTGTCTCACGATGGACCGAATATTCATCATTGAGACATCACCAGACTGCTGAGCAATCTTGATAGCCTCGTTCACGCGAACGCGTGCTTCTTCTTTAGAAGGTCTTCCAATGGGCATAAGTTTAACCTTTCTTTCTGCTCTACTGAGCAATTTGTCGAATGAAAACATTTCACTCGTTCCAGGCCGCTACAAGCTGCAACGACCTGAGCCGATGAAACGCGCTATTTCAGTAATTGTATGTCTTTGGCGGATACACCGCATCTCGTACATATTCCGGTAACAGCGTCCTCTGGAGTCTCACCACACTCACTGTACATCTTTCCCATGTTCCTCTTTCCAATACCTCTGAAGCTCCATGTCTTCCATGATGATGGAATCTCTGCATCATAAGCTTTGTTTGGCTGGAGGCATGATCTCGACTCGAATAGATTTAGCATCTCTCACCAAGCCTTTTGAGTCTTTTTACTAGGAGATTCTTCTTTTCTTGCTTTTTATGATACTCACACATTCCGTGTGATTTACCTTCGCCTTGGTGCTTTTCGAGCTGACCTTGCTCCTCTAGGCACCATGCGCAAGGCCTTACTGCTGTTTCTGACGACATCTTTTGTCTTTCCGCCGAGTGTGCTATAATGAGCACAGTTTTAGCCCCGACTTCTTTCAAACCTGCGAGCTGCGACGACCAAATCTTCAGCTCGCAGGTGCCACAACTACTTCAAATTGCTTCAATTCGAGAATAATTCCCGTGAGTATGTGCCATCGACATGTGCTGCAAGGATTCCCGTGTCGACGAGCTCGTTTAAGTCGGCCAGCAAATCGCTCTTGCGCTCGTAGTAACTGCATACGTATATGCCGTCGAGCGACACAGACTCGTTATTCTCTTGCAGCATGTTCATGACACGCATGATCTCGTTTTGGCTTCTGTGCATGTTATTTGCCTTTCTTATACAGCCTGAAATCGCGGTTTGCGACATCGACTGACCTAAGATAACTCATCAAACGCGCTACATTCCTAAATACGATGAAACGTTTATTGCTGGTATAGATCAGCTTATACATACAATGTGCCTTTCTGCTACATCCTGCTACTTTTGCAGGATAATGAGCAATGCAGGACTCGGACCCGTTGCACGCCTTGTTATCGCCTTGTCTTCTCTGGCTTTCCGTACGTTTGCTGAGAGGTGGCATGCCTCCGAAGAAGCTTCTCGGAGATCCCTCCGATGGCCCTGCCCGAGCCAGATTAGTGTGAACTATGCCACCTGGCCTGCGATGTACCGACTGATGTCATCATCTTGCGGTACATCCTCTTCTATCCACTTCTCACCGTCGTATCTCACCAGGACATTGCCGCCTTTCAGACGGACTGTTCTTCCTGTATCGACGATCGCGTCATTCAGCCATATTGACACTTTTACAACATCACCGTTGTTCAGATGAACATCTTGGCGTTTCGTGAATGTGCCGTATTTATTGATACGGCTGATCTCCACGCTCATTGCTTTCTCCTCGTTTCACTGGGAAGCATCAGCGACACTTCCCGCCTTACCACTAGCGCATTAACTGAAAACCTTGATTCGTCGTTAAAGCTGCATTCATCATGGAATGCTCAACACGCTTGCGGCCCTTGATCTCATTGATCTCAGCTCTTAGCAGAGCCTTTGCAGTGTTTTTGACTTGACGACCTGGCGCGTACCAACCAGCCGCCGCAAGCTCTGCCTGGTGATCAATGGGTTCACCGCTTGGTGGCATGACCCAATCACAAATGTCGCTGTCCCACACTTTGCCATCGGGTTGTGGCTCACAAACTTTGTTGCTATCGCTCCATTTGTAGCAGCATCTGTTAGGACACCAGTAGTATTTCCTTGGCTCGGCAACCACCTCAGCAGGCTTCGCTATTGCAGCAAGCCTCTCGCGGACTCCTTGCGACATTTGATACTGCTGGATGGCCACCGGAGCGCTCTCGACAACCTCCTGAGCAGACGTCTCAATGACAGGCTCTTCGTTCTCGAGATGCCGCAGAACAGCCTCCCTGTGTACGCAGGTTTCGCTGTTTCCGCAAGAGCAGAGCCACTTGCCGTCTTGTAACCATACCTGCTGTGAATGGTCACAAATGTACCATCGTCCTGCTTCAACTTCACAGGTGATCTCTGATGCTTTGTGTGCAAATGCTGCATTTGCCATGGCAATGTGTTTACATGGTTTTTTCGAGTAACATTGACACCTTATGGCTGTCATTGCCTCATCCATGTCCACGCGGTAGATCAGGCCTTCAATGCGCTCGCTGGCGACTTCGCAGTACAGGCCTCTGTCGTCGGTCGATAAGACCAAATGTTCCATTATGTACCGTGCATACCAATCAATTTTCTTGGTTGCTTTCTTAGTAATCTGTGCTATCATGGGTTCTGAGCCTTTCTTTGGTTCGCTAGACCCTCGCGCTGGTGATTTATCAGGTCCTCCAGCCCGGGGGTTGTTTTGTTTAACTTGCTACTGGTAAGACACTACGAAACTTCTCCAAATCGGATTGCCTATAAAGCAACCACTTGCAGCCCTCCTTCTTGTAAGTCTGCACCTTCGCTTTCACATTGTAGTAAAACATGAAGCGCGTGATGTGGAGATACCTCGCTGCACTAGCGGCGTTGTGATATACCTCGCCGTCAAGCTCAATCATGTTCTGTTCTCCTACACATTTTCAATATTTTTTACTTTCTACACATTATTATAAACTCTGGCTTCCCCATTGTCAAGGCTTTTTCTTACCAATTTTTGATAGATTACACAATTCACACAATATCTGGTATACTTGTCTTATCAAACCAGACATAATTGACACATTAGACACAGAAGGAGAAAACCATGGTACGTCGCAACGAAAAACTGATGCTAGATGAAAATATTGCTAGGATCTACTATACAGCTCAGCAAGCGCAAAAAAGGCTGGGTATGGACAGGGATCGCTTTAATTACATAATGAAAACAAGGAATATCGAAAGAGTGCCTTTCTTAGGAGGGCACGGATATTACAGAAAGGGAGACATAGACATGCTGGCAAGCGAGATTGATGCATTTCTCTTAGCAGGTGAAACCAGTAAATTTGAGTTCAGAGCAGCAACTATTGATGATTTAGGAGCAGAGGATTATATGGCCTATCTTAATTTTGGGGAGGGCTCTCGGTCTCCAGAAAGGAATGCCAGCCGCAGGCGCTATCTAGAGGCGAACCCTTTCACTTCGTTTCATCTCTATAGTGCAAATGTACTGGTGGCACTGATAAACCTTGTACCACTAAAGCATGAGGCTATCCTTGAGTTCAGGCAAGGCAAGAGAGGGTGGATGTTCCCCAATGAGATGATAGAGCAATATGAACCAGGAAAGCCACTAGAATGCATCGTGATTGATCTGGCTACACTCAACACTGCTCCTGAGAAGCGCATTAGATACGCAGGCTACCTGCTCCATGAGTTTGCTAAACAACTCACAAAGTGGGGAAGTCAGGGTATCGATATTAAGAGTATCGATGCTTGCGGAGGGACACCGGATGGAAGGAAGATACTTGAGAGAGCAGGCTTTGAATACACGGGGACTTACAAAATTCCTGCGATCGGAAAGCCTGAAATAATGTCAAACAGGCCAATGTACCATCTAGATCTTGGGAAGTCTGAACGAGTGCTGCTGCAACCCTACAAGAAAGCTCTAGCTGAGTGGCAAGAACAACATAACTAACCTCCAAAATAGCCCCATCAGTATTGACAGGGCTATTTTCTTGTAGTAAAATAATGTGTAGAAAGTGTAGACTGTGTAAACTAAAACGCGGTTTTATACGAACAAAAAACCCTCTGCTGAGAACAGAGGGTAATCGAAGCCACCGGGCTTCTAGAAAATCTACCTATGGAGATTATAGCATAGGCATGATTACACAAGGCAAGTAATCTTCTCTACTCAGTGTAATCACCCCTTCAAAATCTCCCCAATGAAGGATATTATCAGATGGAAGAAAGAGATTATGACAAAAGCAAAGTCACTAACAAATTTGCCGTGGGTGAACAAATTGAATGGGTGAAAGGAGTAACCGAATCAAACCCAGGATCAGACAATAGCGAGATGGTCGTTATTTTTCAGACGGGTATCATTAAGGAAATTTACAAGTGGGTGGTAGTTCTAGAGATTGATGGAGAGGAAAAAGTATTAAAGAAAGTATATCTTGAAAATAGCGCTGATGACCCCGCCCTAGCAGAAGCAATTGTAGCAAGCCTTGAATGGAATTATCTCCATGGGAGACCAAGTAAAACCGAATTGCCTCCCAATAAGCCACGCAAAAGTGGACCTCCCCACGATATCTATAGGCTAAGAGACCCACGTGATAAGGCCATTTTCTACATTGGCATATCCAAGAATTCCCAGAGACGGTACAAACAACATTTGGCATGTGTTGGTCTCAATTTCAAGCTGAATATCCGCATACAAGAGATACTCCAGTGTGGTCTCATCCCAGAAATGGAGATTATAGAGCAGGACGTAGATGGAACTGAGAGAGCAAAAGAGCGTGAAAGGTTCTGGATTAGACATCATCAAAGCCTAGGGGATGTATTGACCAATATAGCCGATTGCTTCCCTCATTAGATAGAAGGTGAAACATGGATGACAAGACAACTGGAGCACCTACCAAGAAGGAAAAGCCCGTATTTCCAGGATTTAATACCTCTTTTAAAGGGTTCTCTCAGATGCCTAATGAATGGCTGGATGAGATCATTTCACAAATAGACAATATAGCAGAACTTAAGGTTGTCCTCTATATATATCGTCATACTTGGGGATTTCAAGAGAAGAAAATCAACCCCGATGACCCTGCCAAGCATGATGAAATTAAGCATATTACTACGGACGAATTTATGCATGGAAGGAAGAAAGCAGATGGGTCCCGCATGGACAGAGGAACAGGTCTCAGCAATCGAAGCGTGATAGATGGGCTCCGAAACGCTGCCAAGCACGGCTACATCTCAGAGGAGATTAACGACACAGATAAGGGTAGAGTGGCTAAGTCTTATGCTCTTAATCTTCTGAAATCTACTGAAAATAGCTGTGAAGAAAGTTCACAGGGTGATGTGAAGAATCTTCATAGGGGTATGAAGACAACTCATAGCAATTGTGAGGAGACTTCACACCGATCAGAGAAAAGAACTCGAGCAGGACACTTTGAGAAAAATACTAAAGAAAGAAAGAATGACGCGTCTGAGCAAAGCACCAACATCACGACCATCGAAGGTTCTTTCTCTCATCCATCCTCCTCTTTGTCTTCTTCTCTTTCTGGAGAGGGAACGAAAACCGAACTCTCACCAGAGGTAAAGCATACGTATGATCTTATCTGCCAAGAGATGTATCCTAATTGCTATCCAAATCTCACCACAAAGGCCATAGAGCACTTTACCAAGTTGGCTAAGGACATCAAGACGGTAGAGGATATCAAGAGCCTTGTGGCCTATTGTAGGCAAGAACAGCCTATACTCAACACATCAAAGATCCACCCAGGGAACTTGGTACGTTGGCTAGATGGCTGGTTGTTACAAACACAGACTCCAGTAACCGAGTCGTTGCCTGAGCTGCCTGGTGATCCAGCGGTCACTGACGAGGAACTAGCAGAGGATGTATGGGGTTTTGTTCGAGCATATCGGGGTGAAGAGCGCTTTGAAGAATGTCTAAACCGCGTAAAGGCCATGAAGAGAGAAGGAGAGTTGAGCAACTATAAAATGTGCGATAAGATGGCAGATGCTTGCAGGAGAGCACCATCTAGTAGATATGAAATTGATGAATTTTTTGAGCAGCTACGACAAAATTTGTACTGGTAGCAACTCAGCAATATTTTTGGACAGAAAGGACCCAACTATGTTAGACGAGAAACGCATCCAGGAATTGAAGGCTATGCCCTATCTTGCAGTGATCCCACTAGTCCATTGACCGCAAAAGTGGTATTATAGAGTTTCGTAACTATTTGTAACTGTTAGCGAGACAATGGAAGGAGGTAGTTTTTGATTATTTTGCACAATAACCAGCTCTGGCAGGCATCGAGGAGGACACCATGAGTGAGGGGATACAGCAGCATATCACTGATATCCACCAGCGAGTGAAGGACTTTGTCGAGGGAAAATATCAAGGATATCGAGTATTTAGCATTAGGAACTACTCCAGCACGTTTTATGCTGAAGAGACGGTGTCAATCGTTGAAATGAGCGTTGAAGCTGCGAAAGGAGGCAATGATTTGCATTGCTTTGTTTCAGTGAATGATGATACAATGAGCATATCAAGAGAACAAGAGTCACCATTTGGATAGAAGGCGCAAAACACCGCTATAGCACAAGGAGAGGCGTCATTGCCTCTCTTTTTTGTTGCCAACCAGAGTATCACCTTAAAGTACTGTACTGTTACTGCTGATCGTATCACTCGTCGAACACTATACCGAATTGGTACATGTAGACACAAGAAACAACAAAGGAGTATCAATGGACGCAGTAGCTTTAGTAATCGTATTGCTCATTGTATTTGCATTAGTCTTTTCGACTGGTAGCGGCAAGACACTGAAATGTGAGAAATGTGGGTTTTGCACTGACGACCCGTTACGTGCAGAAGGTCACAAGGTCACTGAAAATGCGCACAAATTCAAAGAAGTGTGATCTAGGAACAATCTTGCATAAGATGCTTAAAGACTAACAACTGAAGAGAGCCTAAGATTTTTTCTAGGCTCTTATTGCATAAGCAAATAGGAAAACAAATAGCCATAAACTTGCTTCTGATGCGGGTTTATGGTATAATTGGATGAGTTAAAAATGTTGTTGCCCCGGCGTTGCTGAAACAACCCAGGGCGTGAGCTAAACCTGTTTCGGAGGTCTAACCATGAACAGTCTATACCTTTTTCCCCCAGATGACAATACCCCAATGAAAACCTGTAAAGGTATTTGTGGGCGTACTCTTCCTGCAACTCCTGAGTATTTTTACAAGCACCCACAATGTAAAGACGGATTAATGGGAAAATGCAAGAAATGTCGTGATATCCCAAACGTGGTTCCAGTTGCTCCAGATGGGCATAAAATATGTAAAGGCCCGTGTGGGCGTACACTGCCTGCCACTCTCGAATTTTGGTATCACAAAGATAGAGGCAAATATGGCCTGAATTCACACTGCAAGGAATGTATAGCGGAAGAATGGAAGTGGAGTGATCGGCATCCTGACACAAAGAAACGCATGATAGCGAAGCAAAAAGAATATCAAGCACGCCCTGAAGCAAGAAACAAAAAACGTGCCCATGATAAGTTGTATCACGCACGGCCTGAAATAAAAAAGCATAAACAAGAATATTCTAAAGAGTATCGATCTCTTCCAGAGACAAAAGAGCACGGAAAAGAGTACCGGAGACGTCCTGAGATAAAAGAGTATAATAGAATACAGCGACACAAACGGCGTGCCCTTCAAGGATCTATCGGAGGGACTCACACGCCTGAGCAGATACAGGACCAGTTAAAAAGACAGAAGCATAAGTGTTATTATTGCCGCAAGAGATTTGAAAAGAAAGATAGCAGGTACATTTATCACATTGAGCACACTTTCCCCCTTTCTCGTGTTGCAGGTACCGACATTCCCGCCAATAGCATGGGCTACTTGGTGCTAGCATGTCCTTCATGTAACAGCAGCAAAGGCAACAAGTTCCCCTGGGAATGGCCTGAAGGTGGTAGATTGTGCTGAGTAGTTACACTGCTGATGAAGTGTAATTAGAGTTCCATAGCGTGCCACACTGTACACGACAAGCGCGGTGTGGCACAATAGGTGATAGTGAGTACACGAAAGGATGAGATGAGAAACGAAGAACAATACAGAGAAGAGCTCGAAAAGCTTGTGAGAGACTGGCAAGAATTTGCAGAAAGCATTCTTGTTTTGCAGGACTTGCCACAAGAGCATCAGCACCCATGGATGCTGCGAAAGCGCAAAGCACACCTTGACCAGCGGACGAGCGATGTTCTAGCAGAGCAGCCAAAATAGCCCTAGCATCCACTGAGCAGCGCAAGAGAGCCGCTGTCATTGCAGAGACGGCCAAAGACTAGCTCAGCAGACAATGCCACCACAGCGGCTCTCTCAGAGATCAGTAACCCAGCAACTGCATAATTTCCTTCGCCTTGCTTGGCTTTACAAAGCTAGCCACCACGCGCTCACCGCCTTGACCGTGAAACATAAGCGTTGCGGCACCCCCAAATCCAAAGAGCGACACAGCTACCAGCCTGTAATCCACACCAGTGAGAGCAGCTCTTGACATCGACTGCTCTCGACCCCAACGGCCTATCTTGATTTGATAATCGGTGATGGTAAGAAAGCCCTGCTTGCAGCGTACCTTGATCAGCTCTCTCGGTGGCTGTTGCGGTCCAGGCGGCGGATAGCCTGGATGTTGTTGATAGGGTCCTTGCCCAGGTTGCTGAGGAGGCAAATACTGCTGTCCAAGTGGCTGATAGGGCTGTTGAGGCCCATTCGGATATTGGTTCACGATAAACCTTTCTTTTGCGCAAAGATAGTAGGTGTGCATCTTACAAATAGGCACATGTTGATTAACGAGCGGAAGATGGCAAGGATAACAATTAGCACAGAGGTTCGATAAAGAACACTTGTGCCATTGACACGCATTGATACACTGTTGTACTTTCTAAGGCAAGATATTATCCAAGTACGAAAGTGGTGTTTCGCGTATGCCATGGCAAAAACAGCGTTATCCTGATGATTGGGATGAACGCGCAAGAGCACGCAAAGAGCTAGCGGGCTGGCGATGTGAGCAGTGTGGCGCAAAACAAGGCGAGGTGCTCATTGGGAAGATCCACAAGCGCCCATATGTTGTCTGGCTAGCCGCAGCACATCTCGACCATGATCCAGAGAACCCCAATGCACGCCTTGCCGTCTTCTGCCAAGGCTGTCACCTCAAGTATGACGGATACCTACACTCCTCCAATGCACGCAGAAAACGATATCAAAGAGAACGAGAGAACATGCTGCTCGCTGGACAGTTGCAGATGTTTGAGAACGAATAGTGGATAGCTGAGCATCGCCTAGCGCGTCCCTGTGGCGCTTTAGAGAGCCTCGCCAGTGCTGGCCACGTCGCAATGACAAGGCCGTCTGGTGAGGCTCTCAGCGTGATTTAGAAGCGTTCGAAAAGACCGAACGTTATTCCTCTGATTTTCTCTCTCCGCTAAATTCGAACGTCTTTAGCGCGTCTGGTAGAAAGGTATCCAGCACCTCCCGAATGAGCCTAGAAGCTGATAGTTTCGTCCCAGTGGCTTGCTCATAGAGGTCGCAAAGCTGCTGAATGTCGTCTTTCTGATCACTATAGATCTCAAAACTATACCGCTCCGTAGCACGCTTATCAACTTCTAAAATAGCCTGCACATCCTTACTGCTAAACACCTTTGGTTTCCTCCTAGAAGTCGAACGGTTTGGGCGCTCGACTTTGTTGCTTGATTTGGTAGATCGCTTTTCCTTTTCGGTAGATTTACTCGGCTCGTCCGATGCTTGTACCGAACTACTTTCTATGGCGGCGGTAGCACTCGGCTCTTCTTCTCTCTTTTTATCATCGGGTTTATCAGCCTCTTCTACCGATGAAGATAAAGCTTCGGATGCCTCCTTCAGAATATCGATCGATTGTATCCCTTTGCGTAGCTCAGTAGGGGACTTTTTGCCGAGCAGATCCTTCAAATCTTTTTTAGCCATGATCGCTCTCCAGTCTGTCTATGATGATATCGACCAGCCCCATGTACTCCTTTGCGCCCGCGTGATTTGGAGCGGAAATAACGAGCGGTTTTCCCTCCAATGTGCTATTCACAAACTGGACAGAAAGTCTAATTTCAACAGGTAAAACAAGGCCTGGATAATCCTCTTTTGTCTTGTCCAGAACGCCGCGTGCAATCGTTGTACCCTGTACCATACACGGCACAATTCCGAGCACTGACAGGCCTGGGTTAAGCCCGTTTTTGACCTTTGAAATATCATCCATAATTCTGGCCACACCTTCCATTGCGAGGTAGTGTGCCTGTAATGGAATAACTACATAGTCAGAGGCTACCAGAGCGCTAAGAGAGAGGTATCCGTGCCCTGGCTGGGTATCTATCACGATATAATCATTGTCCGTTTTAAGGTCCTCTACAATCGGTTTTAGCTGACCTATAGATCGGGCAGTCATACCAGCCGCCACTTGCTCGAGTTCCTGCGATGCTGGGATGACAGATAGTCCGTACTCAGTCTGCTGAACAACGTCCTGCGTCGAAAGTGAGACATTGGTAAAGAGATCGGCTATTGAGTATTTCAAATCGAACGGATTGATGCCCAAGCACATACTCCCGTTCGCTTGGTCGTCCAGATCTACAAATGCAGTTTTCTTCCCGCGTAGTTGCAGGCCAGCCGCTATGTTTGTGGAAGTGGTTGTTTTGCCGCTCCCACCTTTGCGCAGAGCAACACAAATCGTTTTTGCCATTCGGAATGGTCCTCCTGAAAATAGAATGATCCAGTATAGCATTACTTCCGAACGGGAAAAACGAACGCAAAAAAGTCGCGAGATTGTGGGTCTCGCGACTTTTTGAAGGATTGCTTTTAGAGCACTGAATATTTTTTCGCATAAAACATTTTTAATACCAACTTTGCAGAAATGCTATTGTCCTTCTCTATCTCCGCAATCGCTGATTTTTGCTGATCAGGAGGTAACAGCATGATCTTTTCCGCTGTTACCTCTACGAGAGCCAGCACTTCTATCTCGTCCTGCGATGGCATAGCATCCTCTGGTGCTGGTGTTTGGCCAAAGCCACGTCGGTAAATAACTCGCTTTTCCATGAAAATCCTTTCTTTACTGAAGCGCGGCTTGTATGGCCTCACGCTCTGCCTCTAAATCTTTGCTATTTGGCCCGCTTGCACGCATCCGATACTTCGCAAGCGTGATAGCCTCGATTTGCTGTTGAGAGAGGCCAGAGCGCTCTAGCTCATTCTGGACCTGAGAAAGATATACACGCTGTCCCTGAGCCGCCAAGCAACAAGCGTAGTAGACAACGTCAGGCCATTCCTCTTCAGGATGAGCCGATTCTTGTAGTTCTTGGCACTCTTTCTTATATTTGTCCTTAAGCCCGATTTTACGGCCAATCGTCTCTACTTCTTGTAATTTGCGCTCACCACGCTGATGGAACGCAATTTGCAAGGCAAGTTCCACTATTTCAGATAAGAATGATGCTGAAAAGCTATATTGCATAAATCCTCGAAAAATGGGCATTGCTGCCCCGCTAAAGCACACACTACATCATATCGGGACACGTGCCCCAAACATTGACATCAGCATTTCTATGGAGATGTCCTTCATTGCAGTAGATGGCTCCATCAGGGTCCTCGTTCTGCATTTGTTCCTTGAACATATCTAGTGCATTATGCATCTTATGACAATCTTCTGCATTTGGAATATGTCCGGTTTGTTTCGCCATGCTTAGTATCAGATTGCCAAGATTTGTGTGATCTTCACGGTTTGCCATTGTGTATGCCTCTTTCTTTTATGCTACTTTTCGACCCATTTGGCCGCTTCTGCTCACACCGCAATCGATATGAGCAGAGCCGGAAAACGAGACTACCAGTTATACTTACCATATATGCGGATGATTTTTCCATTCATTAAATCATCCAAATTCACATCATTAATTTTATAATCATAATAACCTTCTTCCTCACTCTCGCTCTCCTTGACTTTTGCAAGGGCTTCTTCTTGATTTTGAGCATATATCAACTCACATGCGTCAAAATCTCTTTTGCTTTCGTAACCTGTAGTATACTTGATTGATACTGCAAATATTTTCATTTGCTTGTTCCTTTCACTGTTAAATTTCGAGCCTCTTCGACTCATCCCAGAACGCCGCGATTGCGACGCGCTGGATGAATTGAGAGAACTACTGCTTATTCGCTGCTCTCTGCTTACAGCTCTCACATGGAGGATTGAAATCGCACTCGATCTCTTCCTCACCATTTTCGATGATGTCATCTGCTTCTATTGCAGCCAATATGTCAGATGTCCATTCTCCATCTACAAATTTTTGAATGGAAATATTTCCTGCGAAAGAGGGATTCTCTTGCGCGAGATTCACTACTCCTCTGATTGCGCGATCTCTTTTATGGATTTCATCAGAATGCAGACGGATGATGCAATTTACAATAATACGGTATTTTTCCATTTTTAATGTTCCTTTCTTACTGTTCAAGCCTCAAATTGGCTCGATGCTGCCGAGTACCGCGAAGCAATCGGCAGGGACGAGACAACTAATCGATCATCCACAGGCTGAAATTGAACACTGCACTATCAACCGTCTCCTGAGAATGCACTTCACCCTCTGCGAGACGAGGTAGGCGTGCCTGAAAGACCAGGACTTGATCTCCAGACACTAAAGATATCTGAGGTGCCTTATCGGGTACAGGGAGATCGATCCCGAATTTTCGGTTAAGAGCGTCAAACGTGCTAGCATGCGTTGGATTGGCCGCGCTTACTACGCTATTGGACTTTAAAAAATCCCTTGCTGCTTTTGCTGTGACGGACCTCTTTCTAAAAGTCCCTTCAGGGAACATCGTGTCAGATACTGCTAAACTAATGAATGTCGTCATTTTGTTTGACCTTTCTGCTGATTTTGCTATTTCTTCGAGAGCCCGTTGCTCTCTTCACTGTCCTTAGTATACTCCAAACGTTTGGAGTAGTCAAGGCTTTTTAGAGGTAATTTTCGCTTTCCTGTTATCTCGTTTTTGCTTGTTTTGCAGATATTTGAGATACCAAGCATTGAAGTCCCCTTGCTTGATTTTATACATGGTCCCCCACCGTGTTTTTGAAGCTGGGAGCCCCCATTTTTTGTCTGACTTGCCGTAATCCCGTATAGCATTATTAATCACGGTATGCTCTATGCCATACTCATTAGCAAGCTCAGAAACAGATCGCTCAAAATCATCAGCGTACTTGAAAGACTCTTCCCCATACATAACGTATCCCCTTGCAAGGGGGATATAGAGCTGATCTCTAACGAGTAGCTCATAATGACCGCTATTGCCAGCTTGACGAGCCGCTATAACGGCTTGTTCACCTGCAAGCTGCTTCTGACTTTGCAGATGATGAGCGCGCCGTATGAACTGCTCAGTGGCTTCTGAGGCATAGGGAACTGACATGTCCCCTTTCTGGATTGCATCGATGAGATTGTGATAGTCCTCATCAGGACTCTTATAATCAGGATGCCCATCAGGATTATCTAGAGCCTCAAAGAGCGCCGCTTTCTCCTCCTCTGCCCACTGGGAGGGATCGCGTGAAACTGTGTACTCAGAGACAATCTCATCTAGCAGATCCTCGTATGACTGTATGAGATCCCCATCTCGCAAGATTGCGCCATGCTCGAGCAAGAGCTTTTCAGCATCGAAGATGAAACCAAAATTAGCCTCATCAGGACTATGCCAGTAGCGTTTGCCGATGGAGAGAAACACATACTGGTCATCCCCCGCCAAACGATCAAGCGCAAATTGGCGGCTGTGCTCTTGTTTCTGAGCAGGACGAAGAGCGCCGGAATGAATAATAGCTACATGTTTGTCACGTAGCTCATGGATAATTCTGGACTGATGATGAGCATCAGCAATTCGCGCGACATCAGCAACGCTATTGGGTCCGATGATGTGGTAAGCTTTTAACATAGCAAAAATCGGATGAGAGAACCCTCATCCGCCTTTCTTTCTTGATTAGAAACCTTCTGTCCTTGCAGCTTTAGCAGCAGCTTTCTTTGCTGCAAGGACATCTTTGACAAGTCGAACGCGGCCCTTAAAGTCTGTATCGCGCTTTCCGCATTTGAACTGCATGTCAGTGACCTCTTGCGTACTATCGACTTCGTAGACGTTGTGGTACCACACGCCGTCCTCACGCTTGCAGATGATTTCAAATTGCGTACCATCTTGCAGCTCCCAGATGTTCTCGCAGTAGCTTGAGTGGCGATCTCGTGGATACCACTTCGTATTGACAATGAGATTTTTAGCCTGATACATCGGCTTGCCATCCATTGCGCCGCCTACAAATTTTGCTTGTACAGATAGACGGGAGCTTGTATGCTCTTCAGATCCAGTCTCGATTAAAATCTTTGCCATTTTCTTCTCCTTCACAATGGCAGCGCACTGTATAGCAGCGGGCTTTTCTGCAATTTTTCGTATTTTTGCAGGAACCACTTTAAGTCCTGCTTTAGTTTTGCGGGTCGTGTATCCCTCTGGAATTTGAAGCTCTGCTACTATTGCGCTGATTGCCATTGTTTTGATCTCCTTGATTTTATTTCTGTAAGCTCAATCAACTTACAAAACGAAGTATACTCCAAACGTTTGGAGTTGTCAAGAGATAAAGCGATGGATTTTCCAAGAGGCAAAAATTGCTCTAGCAGCAGCTCTCTATGATGTTGGTACAACCGGATATTGACAGGCGTAACAATACAGTGTATTATAGATGCATAGTGTGTACAGCACAAAAAAGGAGAATATTTATCATGCCAGAACAAACACAAGCCAACGAACTCATGACTGTCCGTGAGATAGCACAAGCTTTGCGTGTCGATAGTACAACAGTTCGAAGGTGGATCAAGCACCAGACATTAGAAGCGGTCTCGTTGCCCCATGTTGGCAAGCGCCAGGCCTATCGCATCAGGCTTGCCACGCTAAACAAGCTGCTGGAGACACCAGCAATCGCATAGTTCCCGGCAAAGAAGACAGAGTCAGGCCTCACGGCTTGGCTCTTTTTTGTTGACCGCGATGCTATAATCTATTTAAGCGATTTACAGCAGTTTGCAATTAATGCTCTACAAGTAGGAGATATGCAATGATGCAACATAAGCAACAAGAAAACACGTATGTTCCTGGAATGTACGTGCGAGCATGGCATCGGCAAAATAGCGGACAACTGAGGAGCATAAAGAAGCCGTGGCAGCCAGTGAGGCTGGAGAGAGTAACCGATGAGATCCACGTAGACGACATGCCAACCATGCCTATTCCCGCCATCAAGACCACGAGACGCCTCCTCGCACTGGACAATCAAGGTCGACCCTACCTCAAAAAAGCCGATAAGGACCGAGCGCTCCTCGACTTGTGCGATGAGATGATTAGTGAATATCGCACGCTCTCTGGTGAGTTTCCTGCTGAACTTGTGCTAAGCGCTTTTCGTTATCTCACGCTTGATCCCGTAAGCAAGAGATACGGTGGATATTGCACATCAGATGGAGGAATGTACATTCCATACACCTATGATGCAAATATAAGATTTCCAGATTATTGCATCATGGCACGTGGCATTGCTAAAGATGTATGGACTCGGTGAGCAGATAGTAAATAACAATGGTGGTGATAATGATGATGTAGAGCGATACCACAAGCAAGATGAGCACAAACGGGAACCACCTGAACTTACAGGTGTGTTTGCACTGGCATTCACGTTGTTGAGACGTGGCAGACGTTTGTACAGTATTCAGGTCGTGGAAGTATGGTCGAGGATTTTTGAGAAGCATAAGCGTGCTCCTGGAGTGACATGCCAATCCACAATTAAATTACGCATTGGAGGAACACGATCTGGTTTCTAAGCAAACCGTGCAGAGGATTGGCATGCATCAATTATACTGCATAAAACATGTACGGTCAAGTCGTGATGGCTTTCCAATTCTTGGCAATCTCAGTCTGTGCGTCTTTTAGCGCTATTTTGCCGCTGCACACCTGATCATGCAGATAGTTCTCCACCTTGTCTTTTTCGTGTGCATTATATGGGCCTGTATAGGGTTCAGGCCAAAGGTTCGCGATATCATTAGATCCCCCAATTTCTAAAGGAATTTCGTGGTCAACTTCGTACTCTCCAGGCGCATGGTTTGCAATGCCATACTCCGCATACACCTTGTCTTTCACGGGTTGCGACACATTGCGTACTGAGCTAGCATAGCCCGCCGTGCACACCTGAGCGGCTGTGACGTTCGGAAAGACTGCGCCAGTAGTGCAATGTGGGTCCGGTAGGGCGTCGTGAGCTACACAATGCGCTGGAGTGATCTGCACGGCCTGCTCTGGTGTAGCCGTGCAACTGGCAATGGTCAAGAAAAGCACAAAAAGGACAATATACCTCACACTTTTCCCCCCTTACCATTATCGTGTATTCGAGTCGCTGTGGTTCTGCCTGTTTTCACATCTTCAATGGTTATCAACTCTCCTTGCACGGTGATGATCATGCCACGCGTTTTCAGAGCTGAGCAAATTGTTTGCACAACCTGTTCTAAACGAGCATTCTCTTTTGTTAAATCTTCTACATTGTTCCTGAGCGCGGAAACCTGAGCTTGTAAGGCCACAATAGCATCTTGTTGTGCTTCACTTGTTGTTTTGCGCACTCCACTTCTGATAATGTAGAAACTGCCGATAGCTGCAATAACTATCAATGTACCTGTTGTGACCAATCCTGATAATGCAGAGATAGTTTGGATTAAGCTCAGGTTCATGGCTAACTACCTGACACTATGTCTTTACCAATGAGTTGATTGATTTCGAATACCGCTGCTTCTATGGCTATGTCGATGACATCAGGAGGTGGAACCGGAAGTCCAAATTCGCGAAACAACACCATGATCTGCTGTACCGCTTGAGCCTTCTTTTGAGCGTTGTCAAGCGTTGTGCCTTCCTGCTCTACCTTTTTTACAACTAATAGCGCAAACTGCTGAAGAGCTAGACGTGTGTGAGCTGGCAAGCGCTGTATGAGGTAGTGAAACAGCCAAAATGCTATTCCAATCATAACAGGCCATAAGAAAAACAACACACTATTAATCCACTGAGCTTGTGACATGATAACCTCCGATATTAGGATGCAACAAGGACAACCCAAGAAACCAATGCTAAACATTAATAGTCCATAAACTTGCTTCAGAGGCTGGTTTATGGTATACTGATGAGGTCAAATTGACATGTGTTTGGCCCCGCGTTGCTAGTAACAACCGGAGCCGTGATAACAGAAAGTGACTTCCGTTATGTCTAACAGTATACCAGAAAAAGCCTCTCAGTATACCTTTAATTTTGACGCGCTCATCAGTACGCAACACATTGAAGATGCGGTTCATAACAATCCTCCTTTTGAGAGACAGTGTTCCCAATGTCTCAAAACAAAGCCTCTTTCCGAATTTGAAGCACGCAAAAACAGTAAAAATAAACGATGTAAAGTCTGTATCAATAAATACGGCTATCAGGCGAATCTTCAAAAACAATGTGACACGTGCCTTGAGGTGAAATCGCCCTCTGAATTTGGAGCAAATTCGAAGTACGGGAGAAACCAATCCTGTAAAGTTTGTGTCAAGAAAGCTAAATATCACAAGGCGGTTGCAGAGCCAGGGCAGACCAAACAGTGCACTGGCTGTCTTGAAACAAAACCTATCACCTCTTTTTCCCCTGCTGCATCTGGTCGCTATGGTGTCAGGGGTGCTTGTAAGGTGTGTTGTACTGCCTACCAAAAAGAACGGTACAGAACAGGCCCAAAAACCCCGAAAAAGCGCAATCCAAATTCCGGAAGAATTCACAAACTCAGAACGGAGTTTGGTATGACCCTTGCTGATTATGAGAAAATGTTTATTCAGCAGAAAGGAGTTTGTGCCATTTGTGGCAATCCTGAAAAATCGAGGAATCCCAAAACAGGAAAGATCAAGAATTTGAGCGTAGACCATTGTCACACCACAGGTACGATACGAGGACTCCTTTGTCTCAATTGCAATCATATGCTTGGCAGTGGTCAAGACACCCCTGATCTTCTGAGGAAAGGCGCGGATTACCTCGAAAAGTACAGCAAGTAGCGATATGTTCTTGGAGGGGAGGTAACTGTTATCTTCCTTCCTCATGTATTCCTCTTCTTTCATCTCAGGTCCCCATTATGATGCTACAAGCATAATCCAAGATACCAAGGCTAATATGCCAACTGCAAGCCAAAGCAACCAAAGAAAGCTGCTCTGTGATTTGTATCCTGGAAAGGCATATCCTGCCAGGCAAGATGCGGCTACAAAAAGCATCAGGATAGCTGTTGGATTAAGACAATTCTGCAAGAAATGCATCATATAAATCTCCTACTGTATCTGGGCAAGTTTCTTGATCAACTCAATATCATCTTGAATTGTCTGGCCAATTGTCTGAATTTGCTGCATATTGGCGACGACTGGCAATGCTTGCAGTGCAACGATCTCAGCTTGCAAGGCGGAGTTTTGAGCTTGCAGATCTGCTATTCTTGGATCTTGACCAATACCGCTATCGATATGCAGGAGGTAGACACTGCTCTGCTCAGATCCAGGAGGCGTATCAACCACGTGAGGACGATTGGGATCATAGCATAATACGCCTCTTTCAAAGCGTTGATATACCACGCCTTTAATTCCCGAAACGTTTTTTTCGTTCGATAAAGGTAAGCCGAGGTAACTAAGACCACATAGCGCGTCTCCTCCGAACTTGCGATAGAAGTCAAGGATCGCATGGCCTACAAGAAAGCCATTGTCTTTACATGTCCAGATGCTGTTGTCTGCATTGCCAGTAAAATGACTGGCAACAGTGCTGTTTGCAAGATCAATAGTGGTCATAGTTTCCTCCTCTGATTTCGGGAATGCCGCTAGGATTTGGCCTAGCAGCTCTGGATTTGCAATAGCCGTGTCGTAATGCCAAATCGAGATGGCTGTGTGACCTTGGTCGTATGCAGCTTTGGCCAGAGCCACGGGGTCATTTAGGCCAAAGTCTTGTGTCATATCCAGCGTGGGCTGGAGACACGCTGCTCCTGCATTGGCGAACTCTGGCCAGAACGTGCCGAGGTAGTCGCTGTACTGCTGAGGCATATAGGCACTCACACACGGATTAAGCGCTTGGAGTACACCTTGCCAATTCTGCAAGCTTGGATCTGCCCACGTCGAGACAAGGAAGGTTCCCAGACCCTGCATGCGCCCGCACAAATGCTGAGCCCACGCAACCTGGCCATTCCACTCTTGCTCTGCATCCATGCACACAATACCGTCCTCTTGCATGAACGATGTCAATATGTCTATCTCGGCATCTAGAACGTTGTATTTATTGCCATAGGAATAAATATAGGGAATGACTCCCACTCCTATTCCTTTCATAATATCTCTTCGTACCCTGTATCCATCCATGCCTCCATACCAGTGATACGCACCATCAGCAACTTTCAAGAGCAACGAACTGACATCATGCGCTTTTGCAAACTGCGCAGCTTGCGCAAACTGAGCAAACGACCAGCCCATGGTGTTTACCCCCAGAAAAAGCAGGTGTTGTCCAGTGATTTTTGCAGTGTCCGTGCAAGACATAATCCCTCCTCAAGTTGGTTCTATCGCTAACAATCCAAAGTCAAATGTTTGTGGCTTCCCGCTCGTTGTGACTTTTATGTGTTGCAGAAAGTTGCCAAGATTTGCCACATCGTTGGAAGACTGCTGGTAGGTAATTTGAGCGGGGTTGCCACCACTAGCTGCCGTTAAGTTGTTAAATACACCATCTCCTTGCCTTTCTACATCATTCGACATATTGCGCATATAATATGTAAAGTTAGCGGTGGTGAGACCTGATATATCAAAGTCTCCTGAGTCTGGCTCAAGTTCAAATGTCCAGGGCTCGCGTGTATCGCCTTGAGGCCATGGTGATTGCGCCATTATCTGTTCCTTCCTGTAACAATGCCATCTCGTGCATTTCTTCTTGAAATGCTTACACTGCCATCTCTGCTATTCCCTGCTATCCTGCCGTCTCTACTGTTGCCTATAATTGGTCCTGATGTGGCTTCAAGGACAAATCGGCAACTAATGTCAGTTGGCCTGCCAATGGATAACAAAAACCTCAATGCCACATCTCGTGTATCCACGGCTTCGAGAATAAAGCGAGCGGCTAGGTCATTGCTGAGTGTTATGCCGTGAAGCAGGAGGCGCATTGAGAGGTCTCTGGCGCGACCTAAACGCAGCCTTGATGCGAGATCTTGACCGATGGCAAGTTTTAGTCTTGTCGAGAGATTTAATGCTTTAGCTAGCAAAAAGCGAGTGAGAAGGTTTAAGCCTTTGGCTAGTCTGAAGCGAGATGAGAGGTCGATATTTTTGATAACGGACAATTTAAGTCTGGAGGATATATCCAATCCTCTCGCTACTTTCAGCCTAGATGCAAGATCTTGATCTCTACCCAGCCTGAGCCTGATTGCCAAATCCTGAGCACGACCTAATAAGAAGCGAGTGAGAAGGTTTAAGCCCTTCTGGAGACGAAAACGGGATGAGAGATCTAGTGCTTTTCCAAGCTTGAGACGGGATGCAAGGTCAAGACCCTTTTGAAGACGAAAACGGGATGCAAGATCTAGTGCCCTCCCAAGCAAAAATCGAGAGGATACATCAAATGCTTTTGTTATGCTTAATCGAAACCTTGTTGCTGTATCAAGACCCTTTGCTAATTTCAGCCTGGACATTAAATCCAGTGCTTGTCCTAGCCTCAACCGTGTTGAGAGGTTGAGTCCCTTGCCAAGCTTGAAGCGGCTGGAGAGATCAAGCGATTTGATGGCAGACAAGCGAAGCCTTGAAGCAAGATCTAAGGCTTTGCCGATCCGTAATCTAGTAGCGAGGTCCTGCCCCCTAGCTAATTTGAGCCTTGAAGCAAGATCTAAGGCTTTGCCAAGTCTGAAGCGAGAAGCAATATCCTTGGCAGCATTGGCAAGTAATTTAAAGCGTGCCGCAACATCATTAGCAGATTGATTAATGATAATAAGCTTAAAGCGTGCTGATAAGTCTTTGTTGACTATTGCGTCTAATCGTAGCCTTGCCGCTAAATCTAGCGCTTTGCCTAATCGAAGCCTGGAGATTAAGTCGAGAGCCTTACCCAGCTTCAATCTACTTGATAGGTCTAGCGCCTTTGTTACTGACAGCTTCAGTCGAGATGAGAGATCCAAGCCTTTCGCTAATTTGAGTCTGGAGATTAAGTCCAGTGCTTTGCCTAGCTTCAATCTACTTAAGAGATCTAGCGCTTTTCCTAGCCTGAGACGAGAAACAAGGTCGAGAGACTTGATAGCAGATAAGCGTACACGAGCCGCTAGGTCACGCGCTTTTGCTAAACGTAATCTAGAGGCAAGATCCTGGCCACGACCTAGCAGGAAGCGAGCAGCAAGGTCCAGACCTTTTTGCAATCGGAATCTAGTTGCTGTATCTACTGTCTTATTTACGGCTAATTTGAGCCTTGTAGCTAAATCAAGTCCTTTTGCCAGTCGTAAACGAGCAGAAAGATCAAGCGACTTGATAGCGGATAATTTGAGCCTCGTTGCCAGGTCCTGAGCACGCCCGAGTTTGAGCCTACTTGCCAGGTCCTGAGCACGCCCGAGTTTGAGCCTACTTGCCAGGTCCTGGCCACGGCCTAACCGTAGCCTTGAGGCGAGATCCAAAGACTTGATTGCCGATAAACGTACACGAGCAGCAAGGTCCCGTGCTTTTGCTAAGCGCAATCTAGAGGCAAGATCCTGAGCACGGCCTAATAACAAGCGAGCAGCAAGGTCTTGCGCTTTCTGGAGACGCAATCGAGAGGCTATATCCTTCGATTTATTGGCGAGTAATTTGAAGCGAGAGGTTAAATCACGCGATATTCCCAGACGTAGCCTTGTTGTAAAGTCTTTCGCCTTGCCCAGCCTGAATCTACTGGATAGGTCCTGAGCACGACCTAGCAAGAACCGACTTGAAAGGTCAAGCGATTTAATGACAGACAACTTGAAACGTGAGGCTAAATCCTGAGCTTTTGCTAGTCTCAGTCGTGTTGCTAGGTCCTGTGCGCGTCCTAATCTGAAGCGTGCTGATAGGTCAAGTGCTTTTCCTAATCTGAAGCGGGATGGTAAATCTACTATTTTTGTTGCTGAGAGTTTGATGCGTGACGCTAGATCAAGCGCTTTTCCAAGCAAGAAGCGAGCCGATAAATCATTCTTAATTAATGCGTCACTTAATGTAAAATTGTCGAATTGTGTATTGGCTCCTGAAGCCGGAAAAGTGCGCACACCGAATTGACCGGAACTGTAGGTACTATCCGTTGCAGTCAGTGTCCATGCAGATGGCTCACTGCTTCCATCTTGCCAGATTTTTGCAAAGAGCGATGAGCCCACCGCGCGAAATCTTATCCAATAGAAAGTGGCAGCAGAAAGAGTGAAATTCGTTCCGGTCAGTGTTGTGACCGATCCGCTATCAATACGTCCTATTTCTAGTTGTGCAGACCCACCTGGAGATATTTGTGCTTGATAGCAGTTTGTCCCTGCGCTATTCGAGCGAAGGATAATACCTGTGCCATTATCGCCTGTCGTGCTACACGCTAAGCGCACAGTGGCATCACATGTAGTAGACGTCTGAGAGCCCAACAACATGATCTGACGAGCTGACTGTGCAGAAACGTTACCCTCGTTGGAGGCAATGGAGAGCGCGGCTGATCCCACTGGATGCGACCACGTTTCACCATCTGAGGCCGTCCCCCATGATGAGGCATTATCAGCTCTGGTGAAGGTGTCACTTGAAATTATGGTGAAAGCACTTTTTAGATTAAAACGAGCGACAAGATCAAGCGCTTTACCTAATCTGAGCCTAGACGCTAAATCAATATTTTTAAGCGCTGATAATTTTAGCCTGCTTGATAGATCCTGTGCTCTCCCAAGCAAAAACCGTGCGCTCAAGTCAAGTGCTTTGCCTAATCTGAAGCGTACTGCTAAATCAAGTGCTTTTTGGAGTCTGAAACGAGATGATAAGTCTTTTGTGATTATAGCAGAGAGTTTTAAACGCGATGCCAAATCGAGAGCTTTTGCCAAGCGTAGCCGAGTGGCAAGGTCTTGAGCGCGGCCAAGCAAGAAACGAGCTGATAGGTCAATAGGCGTTTTAAAGACGGATGTGGTAACTTGTACATCATTAGCAACACCAGTCGATGCAGAGGTAGACTCAAATATAACAGGATTATCACCACCAATAGCCGTTTGGTTGTCTTTAAACCATAAATCAACATAGAGCAAATCAGAAGGACCAAATACAATAGAGGACATGCTTGTAGCTGAAAAATTATAAGTCGTCTTTGCAGTCGTAGCAGTCGCAACATTAATCGTTCCGATCTGCGTATAAGTTCCACCAGAGTATCTGAAGAAGCGAATGGTTGTGTTTGAGTTCGCCCCTTGCGCTCCTGACAATGACATCGTGATACTAGCAGACCAGTTGCCAGTGCCGAACTCACCAGCCCCGGGTTGATAGACCCAGCCCTTGCCAGTCGGCGTCGCTGGTATAGACACATTGCCAGTCGTTGAGCCACCTTGCGAAAAGATCTCCCCAAAGGTATTAGAAGTTGCCCCAAAGGTTGTCGTCTTACTTGTCTCGGTTCCACCCGTCGTGTTGAGCGACATGTCAGAGGCAGTTGTCAGCGTCCCGTCTAATACAGAACTACCTCGAAGCGTCAAGCTTGCCATTCATTCTCACCTCCTTTCTTGCGTAGCAGTAGACATGTGCTGCATTCTGTGCTAGACTTGCCGCTATGAAAGAGATATCTAGATTTATTTCTCGTATCCGTTGTGAACTTTCGTTCGGCCATACTTGGCAAGTACACGTCAGCGACACTGCTATCACCCATGTCTGCAAGCACTGCGGCAAAACCACCGTGCGCAAAATCACGCCAAGTTCAACCCCACAACCGAATGACTGATATTGTTAATTGGAGCTATTCCTTCGCGCCACGATCCAAAGTTGTATATTGATGTTTTGTAGGCAACGAGGCCTAGCTCCCTATCCCAGATATAACAATGGCAATCCCCCGTTTCTTTGTTGCCTACCGCTCCAATGATCTGGCATTCGAATGTTGACGTATTTGCACCGAAGCCGTCGAGAGTCTTGATCTTCATTTGAAAGACACACCCGCGCTCTTTGACAGGCAATACAGCACTTGAGAATTTACCTTGCTGTACTTGATGGATATCGTTGCCTTTTTCGATGCATGTGACCTGCGTTAAGTCGTTAGGAAACATGAGCCAGATCTCCTTGACCTTGAAGATGTCCCCCGTCGTGACCAAATCTAAGCTCCAATCCACTGGCTTGATGCCGTCTCTTAGGACAAAGCCACGCTCAGAAATGGTCTTGCCAGTGGTCAACGTACATTCCCACCATGGACGCTGCGGTTTGACGGCGTTTGCTACTGTTGCCAGGCTTGTTTTGATGTTCATAATCCCTCATTTCTAGACATGCTAAATAGCCCATAGAGTTGCTCTATAGGCTGGTTCGTGGTATAATAAGCTCATAAATTGAGCATGTTTTTGCCCCGGCGTTGCTACTAACAACCCAGGGCGTGACGACAAGAAAGGTGATTTCTTATCATGACTGAATTGTACCATGCTGGTCAACTGTCCCAGCAGTCCCTCTTCTCTGATGCTGATTACATCGAACTCCAGCAGTTGACTTTGATTAACCCCACTGAAGACACTGCTACTCTTCCCCAGACATCGAGCAAAATCAAGAGATGCTCCAAATGCAAAGAGTATAAGACTCTTGATGATTTTTATCGCAACAAGAACGCAAGGTTTGATGGACATGATCATCAATGCAAGGATTGTAGAAGCAAATATCGCTATGAGCATGTTGACTTGCAAAAAGAGCGAAACAGGCAAAGATATCTTGATCCCGTACGCCGTGAAGCTCATAATTCTCAATGCAGAGAAAAGCGTCTTCGAGAAAATCCTCCTCCACCGCCACCCAAACGAGGACATAAGGTTTGTAATGAATGCAATCTGGAAAAGTCTCTTGCTGAATTTAATAAGTCCTCTGGGATTAAAGATGGGTATGCCGGTAAATGCAAAGAATGCCATCGTGAATATTACCGAAAATATCAAGAAGCACAGATGGCTAAACCTCCACAGCCATTGTCTGAATCCAAGGTATGCAGACAATGTGGAGAAGAGAAGTCTATTGATCAGTACCATTTCAGGGATAACAAACCTCTTGCCCGTTGCAAAGAATGCATTCGTGCTTATGATAGATCGAGAGATCTTCAACATAATCCTCGTAAAAACCCTCCTAGACCACGCGCTACCAATGAGGGCTATAAAGTTTGCACTATCTGTCTCACAGAAAAACGATTTACAGAATTTAACAAGAACACACAGCAGAAAGACGGATATTCTGGCAAGTGCCGAGAATGCACGAAAGAACGCTGGAAGAACCGAACACCAGAGGAGAAAAAGGCTCAAAGACAAAGACGATATCAGCTTGAAGAAGCAAGAAGAGACGCGATAAGGGCTTACGATCAAGTAAGACTTCATACCCCTCAACGTCAAATGTATAGGCATAATCATGCAAACAGGCGAAAGGCCATTATGAACGGTAATTATGCTGAAGAGGTTAATTATCAGCGCATTATTGATAGAGAGGGATATCATTGCTATATATGTAATCAAGACATCCTCCCTCATCACAAACTTGCTTTTGATCATTTTATACCTCTTTTGCCTAGAAATGGAGACCCAATAGGGACTCACACAGAAGATAACCTATACCCCACGCATCGGGAATGTAATGCCAGAAAGTCAAATCGAAAATTTGAAGATCTAACAGACTTCGATAAGCGAGGTCCTGATAACTAAGATTGGCTCAGGAGTAGGGTAAACCCTACTCCTTTTGCCTGTATTGCTCAAGAATAGGCATATTGGAAAGTCAGTACGGGTAAGAGCGTCAATTTTGTTACTCACCACGCATGGCGGGCAAAGTCATTTCTGCTTTGCTCTGCACCTTCATTATTAGGATATACGTGCAGTTCAGACTATATCATCCGTTTCCGGTCTCGCGTGTAGTCGTTACGGTGTCCCCCATCTCTGAAGGTTCCCTCGGTGTTATCATCCTCATGACTTTCACCGATATAGCGAGATTTGCAAATTATGCAGCTTTTTTCGCTACATAACTGGGGCTCGCTTTTTTCAAACCCGTGCTCATGTTAACCCCTGTGTACAACACTAAACTGAATACCCACGTGTTTGCTGTGGTTGCTGCTGGTGTTGCTGTGCAGAGAATGTATTGTGTCCCATTATGTTCTGTGTAGGCTCTTTATCCTGCACTCTCCTCGTTTCCAAGGAGTATCGGATCATCTCATATTCCCAAAGGGAACCCGCGCACTCGTGGGCTTTTACTGTCCGTTCTGGACTCCCTAGCCTGATCTCTGAAGCTTCTAAGCATTCCTGCCTAGCTTGCCTGCGGATTGCCATGCATCATCTCCTTGATGTTTAGGTTTTCCGACAATTCACGCGGTTATTGCCTCTATATTGCTATAGAGCGGGGCAGCTTTACATACCCCTGGGCACTCTGCCATGTTGACAACCATGCTGCGCTTCCTGGTGATACAGCTCCAGCCGTTCCTGATGTTACCGCAAGAGTTGTGCCAGCCGCGCCTGCCGATGGTGCTTGTGATGATCCATTGCCGTAAGCATTGATCTTGAGGTAGCTGGTAGAACTGGTGTCACTACTGTGTCCGTTGACGATAGGACTGCCTGACTGAGCGCCTGGTTGTGTACCTGCCGATGGTGTAGCGTGGGTGTTATCGCCAAATGCTGAGAACTGTGGAGCTGCTGCAAAGGTGCCAGTATTGTCCCAGTTCCACCTGAGCACGTTAGATTTTGCGTTGGTGCCATCGTACGTAGCAACCTGCAAGCCTGTGGTGTTAGCCGTGAACGCCCATAACTCAGGGACAGCCGCCGTTCCTGAGCTTGGCCTTGTAAAGTAGGGCCATGATGCCGACGCAGTTGTTGCGCCGCCACCTCCCGTGTTACACCAACGCAGCTCGTTCGCACCACTAGAGCCGCCAAATGCCAACGCCGTTGATGTCCAAGTGGCCGAGGCATCCGTATTTGTATTGTATTGCACGTTTATTGTGGTAAAGTCCGCTATTTTGTTTATTCCTTCCCTCTACACGCTTTACGAATGTATTGCATGCAGGCTATTCAATGGTAGCATTACGATGATGTAAGCCAATATTGTGTATGAATTAACATGGAACCTCCTATCCAATGACGATATACTCCACTGCATACGTATTGCCTGCTTGTGAAGCACTTGGAGCTGTAGCGCATCCAAAGTTAAAACCTGTTGTAGATAGGCTTGGCCCGTCCACATATGGGTTTAATGCTGCTGTTGCTTGGTTTCCCGCTGTGAGCACTATCACTGGCGTGCTTGCATAGCTTTTAGCGAACGTTACGCTGACCTGTGCTCCTGATGAAGGTGATGTTCCACTGCCAAACAGTACTCTGCCTCGCATGTCCGTTGTGTCGCCATTGCCAGCGCTGGGAGCAGGAGGGGAACCACCATTCGCTGTGAGAGCCGCTAGAGCAGGAACACCTGAGAGTGTGCTGCTTGACACGAGATGTCTATCGAGCTGAACATCCCCCACATGCTCAACAGCAGATGGTGTGATATAGCTATCAAGAAAGATGTCATTGCCTGTATTGCGGTAGTGATTATGCGATGCAATCAGATATGCAGGTTGACCGCCTCCGGTCTGCGTGCTATTAACCTGATAGGCGATGGCTTGGGAGAACGCGGGATCGCTTGGATTATTGGGGCTAGCATCCCATCCACCTTGAATGATGTTGCCAAGGACAAGACACCGTGTTTCAGTCAATCCGCCAAATGTGATAGAAAGGTGTCGATAGTGGTAATTAGCAGCGGGCTCGGTAGTGGCGATGTTATTTCCTGAGACGATTGTTGGATGTGGGCCAATAGCAGTGATTTCAATGCCTGATATAAAGTCATTCCCGCTAACGTCCTGCCCATATCCATCAATCTTGTTGTCAATGACAAAAGTTGAGTAGCAATTGCTGAGCGATATGCCAGATGCTTGATTGTCGTAACAGTAATTGCGAGAGACAAAAAAGCCAGTAGAACGTTCAATTCTTATTGCGTCAAGTGTTGCATCACTAACTATGCAAGAGTCGATATAGCCGTCTATGAGCTTTCCATTGATGTCACGCCCATATATGCCATGCCCTAAGCAGTTCGACACTTTGCATGACTCTAGCCTATTTTCTACGCAAGTATTCGATATAGCTGAGCCCGATTGGTTTACACTGGAGATCATAATACCGTTATTAACGCAGTTTTGCACCGTGCATTCTCTCATAATGGAATTGTAGTTCATAAGGACTATTCCGTGACCTGATAAATTATTAGAGGAATTAGCATCAATTGTTATATTTGTAATTATTATGGGGTTCCCGCTTGTTGATTCATTTGTTATCCATGCTTGGGAGGCAACAACAGCAACGAGATTAGCGCCGTCTTTCATCTTGATAGTTGAATTATTTGTGCCAAGGTAGGATCGCTTGCCAGGAAGCTGAATGACTGTCCCAACGACGTAGGTCCCAGGAGGAAAAAAGATAATAGAGTCATCCATCGAAGCATTGATGCATGTCTGGATGGCAGTAGAATCGTCCGTGAAACCGTCGCCAACCGATCCATAGTCGCGAACATTGAAATACAGTATTCCGTACCCAGGATCAACACTAGAAGGATATGGCATTTATTGTCTCTCTTTCATCTTTGCTCGTTATTTGCCAATGAGCGAAACTGAATAAACGTAGCCTGGACTACTAGAGCCACCGATCACCCATCGAAACTGCACAGTCCCCCCAAAGGACTGGCTGATAGCAAGGCCTGCTCCAATCGAAGTTGAGCACCCGGTGAAAGGCGTTGTTGACTGTATCGAGCTCGCCCAAAGCGGATAATAAATACCATCAACACCTAATCTATCAATAAAAAACTGTATTGTCGGTGATGTTCCTTGTTTACTGGTACCATTGATATCAACCGCTATCTCAGCGTAGTTTCCTACCAAGAGAATGCCGCTGTTATTCGATGCTACTATTAGCTGAGATGTCTGTGTCCATATGGTCTGAGCGCTCATTCATTTCGTCCTTGATTTCTAAGGCACAACAAGATGTGATCCGATTGCGCTAATAGTCGTGATGGCGGCGGCAAGATTAGGAGCACGTGGATCTACCCAGAGCCACACCAGAAAAGCGGCGTCTGTATAGAGCAGTGTTGTCCCACTATAACTATTCATAGCATTTGATGCTGTTGTTGAATTTTCTGTTGTTACAATGTATTTCGCCATCTTATACTCCTATAGAAACACATGATAGAAAAAGCCGTACACAGTATTGGCTTGGCTTGCGCTAGGTGCATTGACAGATGAAACAGTAAAGTTTGTCGTTGTTGTAGCCACGTAAAGGTTAAGCGATGCTGAAGCTGAGTTGATCGGCGTGATGGTGACTTTCGGGGCATTGGCATAGGCAACGTTAAAGGTAACGACGGCCATAGCGCCCGCCACTGGTGAGGTCCCCGTGCCAAATGTGATCTTGCCAGAGATATCTGTAGCAGTTGTAAGTGCTGGCGCTGGTGGTGATGTTCCAGCATTAGCGCCAGCCGCTGCCGTGGGACTCACTGGACTCACTGATCCAATGTGCCCCAATATTGTGAAATCGCCACCTACTACGTGTGCATCGCCGCCGTATGTGGTGTTTGTCGCAACATTTTTTGCATCATTATCATGAAAGTAGCATTTCCATGAAGTTGTGTTGTTGGTTTGAATAAGGTATCCAATGCTTCCGCTTTGATTACTACCATTTACAGTATTATTGGTAACTATCGCTATTGGAGATAATGAACTAAGGCCATTCCCATTAATGCTGATCCCATAGTATGGTCCCGTAGCCGCTCCACCTTCAAAACCTATATGGTTTGCTATACATGATGATGCTCGGCCATCGTTAATATTCATGATAATACCAGAAATATTTGTAGAAGAACCAGAGCCAAATCCATCAATGTAATTGCCGATTACACGCGTTGCATAGCATTGATCAATCTTCATTGCATCAGTGCCCGTGCCGTAAATATGGTTTCCTTGTATGAGCCACCCTCCACCAGAGTTGACACTTATTCCTCTAGCACCTGCATTAGCAATAATACAATCCTCAAGGAATCCATCAGTGCATACATTGGCACTATCAGAAATATAAATGCCGTTTCCCCCACATGATCTTGCTTGGATGCGCCTAATTTTTGCTTCTACACAAGTATTCGATATATGCATACTGTTCCGTGAATTAGCAGTATGAACAAAGCCTGCGCCAGCAACAGTTGTAATCGAGATATTATCAAAGCTGCTCCAAAAATTCATCGAAACAAAGCCATGTGCATTGCTTCCAGTAGTTGCGCTGTTTCCGTCAATTTGAATGTCGCTTATTTCTACAGGATTACCACATGTTGTGCTGTTGTTATACCAATCCTTAGAACACAATACAGGCGTCGTGAGCGCCGTGCCTGTCTTCACTTTTATGACGGTTCCACTGTTGCTGTCGCCAGCTCCGACGATCCTGATGTTCCCAGGGAATAGAATGCTGGCAGATACGATGTATGTCCCCGAGGGAAATACCACCATTGACCCGGATGGCACTGAATTTAGGCAGGTCTGAATGGCTGCCGTATCGTCAGTGCTCCCGTCGCCTTTCGCTCCGTAATCTTTTACGCTTGCTGTGTATATTGGTGTGTCTACAATAAAAAGCGGCATGCTATTCTCCTATTTCAGTGTCGTTGCCAGTAGTTGCCACGGGCTGCCTATGTTCGCGTTCTCAGTGCAAGTAATATTTTGCCAATAAATTTGCGTAGGATTACCATTTTCAGTGCCTATACTTTGAGATGTAGATATTCCTGTAATAAGCATAGATGCATCATTTATATTGAATTCTGGTAGAAAAACAGGGAGATATTGACCGATAGCAAGCGATGGGTTGCGTCTCCATGTCTTGAAGGTGATAGTGCGTCCCTGAGTACCGTATTTCTGAAGCAGTGCGTTTCCATAGGCCGTAGCCGCCGCGACATTCAAGCTCTGGCTAGATACATCCTCTACAACCGCGACAATGCCAAGGCCTGCACTCTGCACATCGAGAGTGCCTGTGACAGAAGCTGAGAAGGTGAAAGACGGGGTTGTCCCTGTGATAGTCCAGCGAAGTCTGGCGATTGCTCCGAGCGCTTGATTGATCGTTGAAAACGCACCTATCGTGGTCGATATTGGGCTTGCAGCGCTCACTACATTGCTAGACCAGAGTTGATAATAAATGCCATTGACATCTTTACGGTCAACAAAGAATTGGATGGTTGGCGATGTGCCTGAAACAGCCGTGATATTGATATCTACTGCTATTCTTCTGCACTTGCTTACATCCAAGTCTCCAAAGTCAGATGAGGTAGTATGAGCAGCACTCGCGCCATTCAATACATTCTGGATAGCCTGTGTGCGACCCATGCGCTGAGCAAACTGCTTTTGTGTGACAGTGCCTGCGAGATTGGTGTTATCTACAGTAATGCTTGTGATGTATTGATATGTATAGTTTTGAAAGAGCAATATATCTGTTTGCTGTAATACCGTGCCTGATGGGTCTTGATCTATCGCGTTGCTGCCAGGCGTATAGTAGAAATCTTTCCCGCTGTCGATACCTTTAATGCCAATAGTTTTGAGCTGATTATTTAGATAAACAAGAGGAGGACTGATAATCTCGCCACCAAGTGCCCATGATGTGCTCGTGCCATCCCCGATCTTGGTCTCGCTCTTGGTGCCTGTGGCTACTACACCATCCAAGACCATCTCATTTCTATAGAGATCTGCACTGTAATCCACGGTGAGGGGCCCGTCGAGCAAGAGTTGCTGATCAGCAGATTGCAGTATCCATGGCGCTGGTTGCGCAACCCGTGGGCCAAAGATAAAATTCAAGTTTTGATCGATAAACCATGTGTAGTCTGATTTCTTGGCAAGATCATTGATATTATCTGAAAGGTAGGTATTGGTGTAATCTGCCGTTGGGATGAGCGAACCAATCCCGATATTGGGATGCAATGCTGCCACCGTCAGATCGGTTAACTGTGGCGTCTGGGTTGGATCGGTGCTCGTCAGTGTGACTTTCGAATACACGACTTTATTGCTGAGATTATCGCCTTGAGGCTGGACTCTGAAGTTGTAGAAGTGCGCTGTACCTGTATCGTTGCTCATGCCGACCTGACCAGCGCTAAGCGGGCTTGGATCAGTGTAGGTTAGGATCGGCACCCCATCAAAGTACGCTGCAATCACACCGCCTGTCATGGTAACTCGAATACGGCGCTTTGTGCTTCTTGTAAACGAGATGGCACCTGCTGCTAAGAGGTTCCTAATGCCGCTCACGCGCTTAACCAGCATCATGGTATTAGGATCATTTGACGATGACGCATCATTTACTATCAATTGATAATAATTATTGATATTAGCGTATCTCCAAACGATGCCTCCTGTGTCGCTTTGATCCATGTCAACGATGATGTCAATATTCGATGCTGAAATTGCATTGTAGAGCAGTAAGCCTAAAGATCCACCTGAAGCGGCTAAGCGGCTATTGAGCGTGTCCCAAAACCACGGGACGGCACTGCCACCCGTAAAGAATGTCGAAGTGTAGTTTGGATTGCTATTTGTTGCGAAAGTGTCGAGGGTAGCATTGGGCTGTGAAGTGATGCCACTAATCGAACCACCATTGGTGGCACCTGAGTAGCTCACCCCATTCAGGCTTGTAGCCACAGCCACACTCGTGCCGTTCGGCGTGGTAGCTACCCAGGACGTGAGGGTTGAGCCCGCCGTACCTGCATTGGAGAGCGAGAGAAATGGAGCGATACGGGTGCCTGATGAGCTGAAGCCACCCAGAACACGCGCCAAAAGATACCTGAGCTGCGGCATGCTGGTAGCGGTTGCGGTCGTTAGCGTCACCTTAAATCTAAGGTTGACACCTGAGAGCGACTGACCGAGTGTGAGGCCTGGAATAGCCGCGCCATTGGTGGCAGTTGCGTAGGTCGAGCCACCGTTAATACTACTCTCGACGAGCAGGGTAGTGCTCTGCGAGTTGAGTGAGTCATCTTCCCAGTAGATCACGCTATTCCCGTAGTTGGCAGCTCCTGTGAGTGAAATATTATTCGATATCCATGTGCCTGTAAGCGCCTTCATTAAGCCAAAGTTGTCAAAGAATGAAATATATCCATTAGATGCATCGCCATTTGAGACGCGAAAACCAACATAGCCCGCCGCCGTATACGTGCCATCTGTAGCGTTTATTACTTGTACATCATCAAGGAATATCTGATGGGACGATCCGCTAAAAATAACCTTTATGCGATGCGTTGCTTGTGACGTGAGGTTGACAGTAGCAGTGGCAACCTGTGTACGTGTTCCTGCTGAAGCTGCTGAGCTGTTTGATCCTCTCTGAAGCGCGATAGTGGTACCGAATATTTCTACGGCATAGGCATAATTCGCGTCATAGTTACTCCATCCTGTTGTGCGATAGACACAACCGACTTTCATAGCAGTATTGTCTACATACACATCAAATTCGAATGTTCCATCTGCAATCTGACCAGCAAAATCCATGCGCGAGCGTGCTTCCGTGCTTTGGTGAACTTGCAAGCTAAATTGCTTCTTATTCACGTACTGCAAGCAAGAATTCACATTATTTGGCCCAGTTGCAGCACCTCCAAAGAGTGTTATGCTTGATATATCATTGTTTGTTTGATTGTCATCAAAATAATTATTAGAGCCTACTAATTGCAAAAAGAGTCCTGATGCTTGCGTATTCGTAAATGTTCCTGTATTCTGAAATGCTGCACTTACTGTGGCAGAATATGTCACATCTGATTTTGTTGCTGCATACGATGGATTGAGCACTAATTTTATTGAATTGAGGATAGGTGGCGTTTCTGGGTTTGCTCCTTTGCTCTGAATGGGCTCCTCAGCTATGATGATGGAGGTGCCAGCCAAACTTGAGCCAGCCGGAAGGATTGGCAATGCAGCATTGTTTGTGCACTTGATATATGAATTGCCACCATCTACTGAATATTTGATGATCACACTAGTATTGTCTGGTTCTGTTGAATTCCAAGTGATAAACGAGTTCTTGAGTATTCCAACTGAGCTAATATCATAAGATGGTGAAAGACGCTCTGCAACCGTACAATCATAAGTATCAACAACTTTCACAGTTGTTGATGCAAAGCCTTGATTTTGCAACTGCTGCGGAGGATTGACATTGAGTGAATTTTGAAAGAAATATTGATTATTAGAAAAGTCAGCATTCAAATATTGAATATCCTTAAACCAAGCGGTATACGTCCCTGGCTTATCGCCTTCGCAAGCAACTGAAATGTAGGCAATATTTTTACCTGCAAAATTGCCGAGATTAAAAGTACGGCCATACCATCTGCCTTGGTCGGCATAACCTTGCAGGTCGGTGCCTGGATGAGGCGAGAGATTGTTTTGCGAAACCTCTCCTGATGTGAAGTTGTCCCTTAAAGTTGTATTATCAGTGAATGTAATATCAACGCCGAATCTACCTTCAGGTGATGTGGGATCTATCCATATATTATAGAAGAGGTAACGCGTTGAAACAACGGTAAAAGTGCTGGAAGGCGAATATATCTTCACGTATGTGTAGGTATTGCTCTGTCCTACCCCTGTTTGAGTGCATTGCAGCCTAATGGCTTTCTCTGATATTGGGAGCAAAGTATTATTTGATGCAATAACATTTTGAAGAGTTCCGGTTGAAAATGCTGCTGTAGTGTTTTCAGTGATTGTTACGGTACTTCCTGCGGGTGCTAGCTCTAAATCGCCTCCAAGATTGGAGGTTGCTACGGTGCCGTTGAGAGTTCCTTGAGCAAATTCAGGCTGAGTATTGTCATCGCGTATAGCATAGTTGGCGACAACCCCGTCCTGAGACAAATGATCATTGACCATCGAAGCCGCCGCCACACCTGCATACTGCTGATTAACGACTCTATTGGTTGTCTTCTTGCCAGCTAGGAATTGATTATCCATGCAATCCAGTTGCCAAGCAAGAGCAGCATTTGCATCGTATTTGGTGGCCACAGGCTTGGCAACAAATCCAGTGAATTTGATGCCTTCAAGCGTATCTGAGACGGTGACGGGTTGACCGAATTGGAAGCTATAGGTATTGTTCGCATCAAATATCGTGAGACGCACGGTAGATCTCTCGTCTACCTTGTCGTCTAAAGAGTGCGTCGTATTGAGCACTGGATAGATTATGCCTGCTATGGAAGCGGTGAGATTTGTGGCTGTCATGCAGGCCCTCCCACATCTTTGTAGAATGGCTTCATACTATAGATTGGCTTCTGGAGCAAGTTTACAGGATTTTTCATCGTGAACGCACGTCTCCCTTCAGGCGTATCATGTTTGCCATGTGAGGAGCCATGCGATTTGTCAGCTCATGACCGTCAATATAGATAGGAGCGGGTTTATCATTATGGACCTGCACGATGATCTGAGGCGAGTATGATGCTTGCCCTGCCATGCTCGGATACTTGAAATTGTTGTTCATGCCTGAAAAGGCGCTAGCCGTTTTGTCGTGATTGAGCACACTAGAGCCCTTTGGCAGATTGACAAGCTCAGGTCCCTTTTCACCTACGAGCGCTAATCCACCCGTGAAGTTCTCTATGCCTGATGCAAGATGCGGGATGAGAGGTATATGCACGCTAAAACCGGCAACATTGATAGAGTTGATTCCACTGATAAATCCATTAATCTGGTCAATAAGCCAGTTAATACCCGTTCTGAATGCTCCTACGATACCATCCATTATGCCGCCAAAGAAGCCTACAAGGCCTCCCCACACACCTTGTAGCCACTTGACGATGTCTCCCCAGTGCTGCACAGCAAGGATGATGCCGAAAATCACAGCCGCAATGATTATGCCTACGAGGATAAAAGGGGCTGCGAGAATTAATGCTTCTATCACAACGCCGCCCATGGCAATAGCCCAGCCAATAAAAGCAGGAATAAGAATAGATGCGATGATAATACCAACAGCAGATAAAACAGATACCAAGGCATCCATTGCCAATTTATGATCTTTAAAGAAGTTTGTTGTATTTATTACAGCTTGACCAACGTTTTTTATGCCATTGTACAAGTCTATGAGAGAGCCAGTCACGAAAGCTCCGACATCCTTTATAAATGTACCAAATTCAGGTGAAGACACTGCATTCATAAAATTCTTAAAGCCATTTACAAGATCTACCCCCACCTCTTTTGCGAACGTCTTTATATCTGGATTGCTGAAAAAGCCAGACAGATTTTTACCCAGTTCTTGTATTTTGCCGCCGATATCATTTTTTGTAACAAAGTCTCCAATACTCTTGAATGCATCTGCTACCTTTTTGCCAACATTACTACCAAAATCCTTGAAGCCTTGCGAGGAGAGAGCATTGCCAATATTGCTCACTATTGGCTCAAGACCTTTTAGGATTGGAGATCCAAACGAGGCAAGCATCTGGTCCCAATTCGATTTGAGAGTAGAGAGGAGACCAGCCATTGTTGCAGACTGCTTCGCCATTCCCCCGGCGTAGAGTGGATTAGCTTCAATGCCTTTGGTAAGAGCCGCCATTGCGTCCTTTGCCGGAAAGAGCCCCGCTGATATCATCTGCTCTAATTGAGCTTGCGTCTTACCTGTTTGCTTCTCTAATATTCCCCATGCATTGATGCCATCTGCTGAAAATTGCTGCATATCCTGGCCTGTAAGCTTGCCACTCGTCTGCATCTTGCCAAAGATATTGACGATCTGACCAAGATTGGCCGCCGATCCTTTGCCAACAGCTGAGAGCGCATCACCAATAGATGTCAGGTCCGGTATCACATCCTTTGCATTTACGCCAAAACCAATGAGCTGAGAAGCGGCTTGGTCAATCTCCATCGTCTTAAAAGGTGTTTTTGATGCAAAAGCGTCAAGCTTGTTAAGCTCATCGGTAGCGGCTTTTGTTGAGCCCATGAGCGTATCAAAAGCCGTTTCCATAGTTTCGGCAGACTCAGCAGGACCTAGAAGTTGCTCAGCAGTAGACATGGCTGTTTGCCCAATGATCTGGAGATTCATGATGCCAAAGCCGAGATTGCCAACAAAATCCATCACGCTTGAACCTGCGTTCATAATGCCGCCGACAAAGCTCTGCGCCCCGCTTACCACACTAGAGAAGCCTGTTTTAAGGCCTTCCATGCGACCTGACCCGGTGAGCACTTGCTGAAACATGCCTCCCATACTGGAACCCATGTCAGACATACCTTGCTTGAAGCTATTTAATGGTCCTGATGCCGCTTCACTGAGGTTAGATGATAGACTCCTAATGCCACTGATAAGGTCTGCTAATGGACCGCTTGCTGCTGCTTCGATATCTGATGCAAAACTTTGAATACTGCTGATAAAGCTATTAAATGGACCAGAAACGGCACTGTTGACTTTAGAAGCGATGTCTTGCACGCCACTGGTAAAGTTGTTCAATGGGCCTGATACGGCGTCACTAACTTTTGAAGATATATCCTGTATGCCACTCTTGAAAGCATTTAATGGGCCCGATACGGCATCATTGATAGTGGAATTTATTCTCTGAATGCTGGTCGTGAACTTATCCAGCGCATTTGAAGCAGCATCACTGATATTCGAAGCTACCTGCTGCACACCATTAGAGAAAGCGTTGAGCGGACCCGATACGGCATCATTGACTTTAGACGCAATATCCTGCACACCACTGGAAAACTTATCAAATGCGCTAGACGCAACGCCTCCAATGGTAGACGAAATATCCTGTACTCGACTTGAAAATGCATCAAATGCACTTGAGGCAACTCCGCCGATTGTAGAGGAGAGATTCTGGATACGCCCAATAAGATTATTGATCGGGCCTGATGCGGCATTGCCCATCTTTATACCAATGTCCGCTATGCCATTGCCAAGAATACTTAGACGCCCAACGAGCACGCCTCCAATATTTTGCGCTAGCTGCGTGGTAGCACTGCCGATCAGCGCCAGACTGTCTTTAAATCCTGTAGTAGCCGCAGAGGCCTCTACAATCTTCTCGGACGTCGTGTCTGAGGCATCGCCAACCTCTGCAATCGCATCAGATGAAACAATAGCCGCACTGGCCACTTCATCCAATCCGCTCGTGATTTCGCTTGTGTCAATCGCCGGGGAGCCAATATTGCCGAAACGGCTGGCAAGGTCGTCGCACATGCCAAGAGCTGATGAGCCAAAATCGCTCAAGAGACTCTTTGCTTGCGATATCCCTTCCTGGAGTTTCGTCGTATCAGCATAGAAGCTGACAAACATATTTCCTAAGCTTGTGTCTGCCATGTGTCCCCTTTATGCATCTAACTCAGCCCTTTGTTTCTCCAGCTTATCCTCTAGCTCTTCTTCTTCAAGTTGGTACAGTGCCTGCCATTTCATAAATTGCTGGTTGCTCATCCGATCAAAAAACTCTTCAACATCTAGCCCGCTTGCGGCTGCTCCGAGTTCCCTGTAGAGGAAGAGTTCGAACCTTTCGCGTGGCGACTCTGATAGTTTTTTTTCGTCTCCTCGAATCCCTTCTGGTCAAGCCCCGATATTTGCCCAATCAGGTCCCCAATAGGCTTGAGGACGGAAAGCCCAAAGCCTGCCACTCCTTCAAAATCTGTATCTGAGAAAACGCGCTCTTTTGTTTCGCGTTCGATGAGCCCCATGCACACAGTAGCCGCTTGTGCAAGAATAGGGTCTTTTGTGCCGTCTTCCACTAGGGCCAATCTGTTGACAAGTGATGTTTGTGTTCCGGTCAATTCGACAACAGAAAGCTGTCCTGTAAATTCTTCTAGTCCAGGGATGGGATCATCAATGGGGAACTCTTGCAACTTGCGATTGAACAATGCTGCTCGTAATCCGTGTACTTTGCCCATAATACTTTTTCCTACGCTGAATAAAATTCGTCTGTAAGCTTAAAGGTCAGATCTTCGCGATTGGCCTTCTTTGGATCAATTTTGATATTGCTATCAGTAGCCCAGCAGTATCCGGTATTGATATCTCCTCCACTGTCCCGCACATCAAGGATAAGCAGATCACGCGCTTTAAGCGATATTACACGTGCTGAGCTGACGTGGAATGTCGAGAATTTGAGCGTTCCTGAGAATGTCGTGGGGATGCTAGACTCGCTGCCATCTGTCGAGAAGACAGTCGTGTCATCAGTCGCTACTTTCCCTGCAAACTCGCCATTTGAGGCGTTACCTATCGTTACGATGACATAGTAGCTGCCGCTATGGAACCTTACCTGTGTAGTTGCAGCCTGCGCCACCGCAAAAACAGCACGAGCATAGACTTTGTAGAGCGTAAATCCGGTCGTAATCGTGGTCCAAGTTGATCCTGCCTTGACTTCAGCAATAGCCACGCTTGGCGATGAGCCCCCTGTCAGGCTGTTTGTTTGCAGTGTGATCAATGCCTGCGATGCATATCCCAGCGTGCCAGTGAACTCTACCTGAAATGCTGTACCAGGCCCTGGGCCGCCTGTAACCAGGGCATTACCAGAACCAATGCTAGACAGTGCCTGTAACGCCGTTTGCATCTGTGGAGCAGTGCAGTTCCAGTTGAGTGCAGATGTATTTTGTCCGCCAAATCTGAGCACAAACGTTCCGCCAGCAGGGGTACCGGTGATGGTGACACTTTGCAGCTCGTCATAGCGGGCTTGGGTCACAACGGCAACATCACGGTCAAAAAACTGCTTTGCTACGTTCGTTATCGAGTACGTGAGCTGATCGCTCGTACTCGTTGCCTCATCTGTAAAAGCTACGGACGGCTGTGATGTTGCACGTATTGTTGTATTGTATCCTGCTGTAGCCATGTCGTGCTAAACCACCGTTTCTGCTCCATTGAGGAGTAAAGTGACATCAAGAGTGTTGGCCTTCTTTGGATCGAGCTTTGTGCCCCAGTCTGTCACCCAGTAGGAGCCTGAATAAGTCTCTGATGCGTCGCCATTAATATCCAGGACAATTGCGACCGCTGTCTTGTTACGGAATGCTGTCTTGAGAGCATTCTGGCCTGTATCGGTCGTGTTTCTGAGTCCGGACAGCTTAATGCTTGCAGCAGATGTTGTCGGTATGTGCGTTTCAGTGCCTGGTGTCGTTGCGCTGAACGAGGTTATATCGTCGGTGTTGACTTTCGGTGAGTAGTCGATGGTCTTTATCTCTTTGACTACGGTTCCTCCAGCAGTGATCGTCGCCGAGTACCCAGCTTTAGCCATAATTTAACCTCCTACCTATGGATTCTTCAATTCGTCTATAAGGTGCTGACTTGCTGTTAACGCTGCTGGGAATAGGAATGGATGAGCAGCCATCTTGTATGTCCCGAATTCCTGATCAGGCCCGTAGGACACATTAGTGCCTACTGAACATCTCATTTTTCCTTGCTTTGCGTACTGGATGCTAGATCGCAGCCTGCCTGTATCCACACGTACAGTCTTCTTCGCCTCTGCTTGACACTCGATGCCAGCCCCTTGCACAGCCTGGCCAGCCTTGTTTTCCAGATTTGCAACGTAAGCATCCATCGCTGAAAAGATAGCGCCAAGTCCATCACTCATGTCTCGCCTCCTAGCCTTGCGTTTGCAGCTTATAACGATGTGCGATAAGTTGCGTAATACCATCGGATTGCGGTACTTCCTGCTCATTATCGAGTAGAAGCAAGTATTGGTTAAATCCACTTGACGACAAATCTAATGCTTTCTCGTGCACAATATCGTAAATCTTTTTTGCTATGCCTCTTGCCTGAGAAAAGCCCCCACTTGCACCTACCTGCGTGAAAACGCTAATCTGAACGAAAGAGTCAACAGCATCAGTGCCAAAGCTCAAATCCTCTCCTGACTGCGACAAGATCGGGAAGACGACGACGTATGGGAATGACTGACCAACAGGTACACCACCACTATCAAAGATGTTCCATGTTGGCGTTGTCGAGCCCGCGAGCAAACCTTGCAAGGGGGCATCCCCTCTGAGCCTTGCGATAAATGCGGTTTGAATTGCTCCCGTTGGCAGTGCCACTATTTCACCTCATAGCCGCGCTGAAGGCTTTGACGAATAGCCACAAGCTGTTGCTTTTGTCTCTCATCAATTTCTTCTCGAACGATTTGCCGAATACGCTCCTCAGAAAGAACCTCTTGCGCTTTCTTTAGTTCTGTTATTAAGTCTTTCGCATCAAGCTTAACCACTACTTCATTGCTAGCCATCACACCGATCCTTTCGCCTGCTCTTCAATGCATGGCATGATCGTTTCCATGTGCCTCAAGTCCTCGTCAATAGCTCCAAGGATACGGAAATTACGACCATTCACGACAAGACGCATACCAGCCACAATAGCCACATCTGAGCTATAGCGCATCTCTGCATAATGATCAGCGGTTGGGTAGAGTTGACCATAGCGAAACGAGAGCCGAGCGCCACGCCCAAACTTGCCTGCATGCAGGCCAATCATGAGCGGCAATGATCCGCCGCCGCGAACTGTTGTCCAGACGTTAGCGTTGGCGTTTCCTCCCTGGCCATTGTCAGCATACGCCGCTTCTTTTTGAATGATTGCAGGCCGGCTGTAGCTTCCTGCGTCAGGCGTGGTCGTGGTGCGTGCCATTATTCCTCCTCGCTATCAGGATGACAGATTTACGGCATACGGGCGCACTTCATGACTGAGGCGCTTCACCTCTTCATCACCATAGTGATAGTTTGCCTCATCTCTTTCCAGGAACATGTCATAGGTGATCTCAAGAGTGGTGAGATGCCCACACTTCACATCAAAGTCAAGGACAATGGGATAGCCGAGCTGCCTCACGCGTCTGCAAAATGCGAGGTCTTCTGACATGTTTTGAGAAAAATCGAACCAGGGCTCACCTGTCTCTTGGATGGCTCGCAGCACATCAGTTCTTATCAAAAGGCACCCAGCACCGCATGCATCAACCTCCTGTAAGCCATCGCAAAATTTTGTAAGACTAATGTGCTGACCTTTTTCGTTGCATCGGAAGACGACTGGAAGCATCGGTATGCTCCGATGAACATAAAGGCCCGTCACAACTGGGAGATTATGCGAAAGCAGACGCAACAGCCCATCAGGAGGCATTATTATGTCATCATCAATGAAAAAGAGATGTGTTGCCTCTGGATGCTGCTCAAGCGTGGCTTTCACAATGTCGTTCCGTGCGACATGCACGATTTGTCGCTTGGCACTCCAAGTAATCCAGTCTGGCGAACCATCAGGCTTGGTTGGTTTTTTCAATTCCTCCCAAGCCACCAACCATTCAGGCTGTACTGCTCCAATATGAAGTCTTCCGATGGCGATCATGCATACCCCACGGTGCATGCAGGAGTGTTCGTGGTTCCACCGGCATAGATGCCAACCACAGCCGGTAATTCAGGATTGAACATTGTCCCTACAGCCGTAGATGCAGGGATAGAGGCGATAATGGTACCTGATGCTGCATTGGTATTGTCATAAAAATTCAATAAAGCAGTTGCGGTAGAGGTAACGATGATTCGGCAAATTCTACCAGCACTCGCTTTGACAGCAGCCGCTCCAGCGGTTTGCGCAGTGACGGCAACGGTAGCAGTTCCACCGCTGGCCACAATTTGACAGTGACTCGCGTCTACGCCAGCTTTATTGGTCCCTGCGCTATCAACAAGATTTACGCCACCAATAAGTGCAGAACCAGCCGCTAGCACTGCCGAGGAGAGAGTAACGCCGAGCGGCACGCTATTCGGGAATGGTGAAGCGAATCCTGTGACTGTACAGCTTGTCCCGCCGCTGCTAGACATGACCGCGCGAATTTTGGCAAGTCCTGCCGTCTGGAATGTCCAGATGGACGCGGTAGAACCAGGGTTCGCTACATTGTCCGCAATGGTTGTGGTGTCCTGCCGATTGCCTTTGATCTTATCGAATGTGGTACCGTCAGGACTTGCCCAGAATGTGACCGTGCCTGTGTACGATGTAGGATTGACAAGCAGTACAGCCGTCGCCATGCCTGTGATGTCAAAATCAGTGCCGTTCCCATCACCGGTAGCTGCATTTTGCAATGTAGCACTCAGGACTACTCCCACGTTGATTGGTTTGCCTCCAGGCGGTGAAGGTACAATAACTCCCATGTGATTTATCTCCTGCTGTTATAGCGTGAATATCCTTCGTTCTACAAATTGTTGTCTAATACCATCTGGTATAGGCTCGCCCCCGCGATACTCATACCAGAAATTGATCAAGCTGAGCATTGCAGGTTTTAAGTCCAGCACCTTTGGGTCTAATGTGCTACTGCCAGCCACATAGATAAGCCTAAAGCGAGACGCAGCAAGGATTGTGAATACATTGATCTCGTTGGGCTCAGCATAGGGGTCCAAGCGGTAGTTTGGATTGCCGCCTGAGTCGGTCGGATCAACCAACGTCCATTCTGGATTATCCATACGTGTGAGTTGGTACTCTAGGCTCGTGAAAGTCTGTACAGGCCCCATGAGGCAATGGATGCAAATCCTCGCAGTCCCGAGCAGGGGGACATTCGGTCGCTCCCAAAGATCCTCGTCATAACGAATGCCCACGGGACCCGACAATTCACCTTGCGCTATTCTGTCCGGTTCATAAATGAGTTGAATGGTTTGCGTGAGAAAACTCTTGCCGAGCAGGTTCTCAGCATAACGCCGCGCATTCGTGATGAGATTTGCAATAAGCATATCCTCAGACGAGAAATCGACTCTCAGATAGCTCTTTGCTTCTGTAAGAGTGATAGGCTCGTATTCTGGCGGTGTAATGATTTTGTATGAATATCCCACGGCAAACCTTTTCTAATCTATGCAGCAGGCTCATTCTGCGGATACCCGAGAATTGCTATGGCTGTGATATATCCGCCGGTACTGGGCGATCCGCTCACCGTATCAACGATCCTCACCAGGACCTTACCGTTGGCGGTTGGCGTTGCACTGTTAGCAATCGTTCCTACATTGGCATTCCCCAGGTAGCCAAACTTCAGAATGGTCCCCGCCGCTGTAGCGCTGGTGACAACGCTGCTCTGTCCTGATGGTGTCTGTAGGTAATTGCCAGACACTGCTACCCAGTTCGAGCCACCATCAATCGTATCTTGCAGGCTCAACGTGTGCGTGCCATCAGTCACCGTGCCGACAGCCACTACGAAGCAGAGGCCATCATTGCCGCCATTTGTTGCGGTCACGTCAATGCTGGTCCCGTTTGCGGTGGACGTGATGGGAGCGCCATTGCCTAACGCCTTCTTGGCGGAAAAGTAATTCATGAAATCTTTCATGATCTGTTGTCCTCCTTCTCTGCCAATCAGGCAATCTTTAGCACATGCCCAGCTTCAGAAAGTGTCACATTTCCACCAAAGCGGTAATAGCCCATATAGCCGAATGCGTCTTCATCGGCATAGCGTTCTTGCAATACACGAACACTAACCTGTTTACGCACAACAAGCGTGTACCACTGTTTCCAGTTTGCGAAAGCGATCGGGAAATTTCCGGAGCTGACTGAAGGCATGTCAATCATTTCCTGATAGGGATACTCCAAGAGCCGCCCAGGCAAGTCGCCTCCCATTGGTCCCCACAATGGACGCCCTACAGAGTCCGTGAGTTTGCGCATGTCTGCCAGTGTCTCGGTAGAAAAAGCCCAGGATGAGCCTTTGCGGTATGCCGGTTTGAGCGCGTGCACAAGGTCTACTAAGTCGGCATAGCCAAAGCCACCAGTTGCCGAGGATGTGGTATAGCCAGTGGTACCGCCAGTGCCGGGGTAAGCAGTGCTCACAATGTCAGCATCCTGTAGAAAGCCCACGCACTGATTGGCTCCTGCTCCGTTCCCATTGGCAATCTCATAGCCTTCCAACTTTGCGAATTGTTCGGCAAACTCAGTCATGATAAATGCAGGCAAGTCAAGCTCTGAATCGTCCAAGTCTTGTGTACTGATTTTGGTTAAGGCGTAGGCAGCATAGGGCTGGACCTGCACCATGCCAAACTTCGGTGTCTGAGTCTCGGTACGTGTTGCCTGTTCTGGTGTCCTTGATGCGCTCCCTGTCTGGATACGTTTGCGGATCATGACCCACGGATTTGCGGTCATACGGACATTAACCAGGCTGTGAAAGTCTGAAATCTGCACAACGGCTTTGATTAGCTCATCTGCCACCTCTGGCGTGGCAAGAAATCCGCCGGTTGTAGCATCGGACCCGAACATTGTCTTGTGCTCAGTAAGTTGCCCATGTCCAACTTTTTCCTGATTGGCAAGTTGATGATCGTGTGGAACAAGCTTCTTCTCCTCTGGAGAAAGCACTCCCCAACCGTGGCGCAATGCCTTGGTAAACGCCTCTCGACTGGCTTTCATCTTTTCTTCAGGAGAGTCATAGCCGGTGACCGTGCCAGGTCGATTCATTAGCGTTTTCAATGCTTTCAAGTCCGCTTCATTCTGGCGAACCTGACCTTCTAAGCGCTCAATATATTGCTTGGTTTCGGCGCTCATCTTGCCTTTGACTTCATTTAACTCCGTTCTAATCGGCCCCACTTCTTCATCGAGCACTTGAGTAAGTAGATGTGCGACACTGGCATTCTTTTCTGCCAGATTTTGTAATGCTCCCATATCTATATTTCCTTTGCACTAATGTTTCAACTCAAGAAAAATTCCGCGATGGGGTCATCCTCCACAGTGCTCTTGTGAAGCGGCTGCAATCCTTGGCGTGGGAGTGCTGGTGATGGCGGCTCCCGGCGCGTTAGTCGTGATTTCCCATCGTTATCATCATTTCCGTAGGCTTCGCCCTGGTTTTCTTCCTGCCAGAGCTGCGTAAGATCGCTCATCTTCTGCTGCATGGTTTTCACATGCTCACCAACAGCATCAAGTGATGCTTTCATGTCGGCTTGATGCGCCTCTAGCGTGCCTTTCGTGGCTGAGCTAATTCTGGCCCCAACTTTGCCATCAGGACGGCTGCCACGGGTCATGTATCCCCAGTCGTCTCCCACGCGCAAACTATAGGGCACATAGGGACTGCTGTCGTTGCCATAGCGACTGCTGATATATTCAGACAATCCGCACTGCATGCCTGCATCGACCCACTCCATGACGGCCTTATTGAACTGATCCAGGCATTCCTGCATATCCTGTTGGGGTTGATCACCCATGCAGAGCAGTTGTATCATGGCCTGCGTCAGTGTATTGATGAGATCGCCCCAGTCCTCCAGCACATCAGCAGCTCGCGTGGCCAAATAGAGATCAGAAAAGTCCTTTCGTTGTGGCTTATCTGGCTCTTTGTCTTCGATAGGTGTTTTGTCTTCCATGCTTTTTACTCCTGAGCTTGCTACAAGCGCTTCTGGATTTGCTGCAAATAAAGCAGTGCACGCACTAGCTTCGACTATTGCGCATTCTTTTAGGTTTCGTATACCTTGCTTATCATAGTCTTTTTGAATAGCAATGTACCCCATAGACATCTCTGATATGTACGATTGCTTAAAGCCAGAAAAAACCATAGCGGCTTTTGGATTATTGAATTCATTGCCTGTCATGGAAATATCAAGTTGAGCAGTGATAAGCAATCCTTTATCATCCTCTTCCACATCAATGACTTTTCCAATTGGCTGCTCTGGATTATGAAACCATAAAGCAGGCCAAATCATACCACGCGTCTGCATTCGTGATTTACCCTCTGTGACCGTTTTGGAGAATGCGCCTTTTTGCACTCGATCCCCTTGGAGGTCCACATTGCCGAATGTAGAAAGATACCCAACAACAATCCCTTGATCCTCGTCTATCGATTTCCGCTCAAATTGAAAGGATTTGAATTCTGTTTTTGGTGGAAGGACCGGTTTATTTTTAATCACGCGTATGCCTCCATAAACGACCTATAAGGGGTTCTTTTTCTATTGATCGCAATCACATGATTAATAGCAGTTTCTTGATTAGCGCTATCTTCATCTTTCACGCGCTCATAGTATTGAGTGCATCGGCAGCATATAATGTTTGATGCGCTCCCCGCAGTATCTCCAGCATACATAAGTTTTTCCCCTCCAACCTCAAACGGCTCATTCAGCGCTACTTTTTGACCATCTGCCTCTGCATGAGCGGGCCTCGTTCTGCTGTCCTCTGTGGCCAACCATACTTTATTGAGTGTTAAGCCGCTACCCTCTGCACTTGCCTGAGATGCCCAGTTCGAGCTTGATACCACCTCAGTCCTCGATATGACGGTACTACGGTTAGGAATGATCTGCTGTAGATAGAGCTGATCAATCCTCTTCGCAATTTCGGGAATGCTCTCACCAGCCTCTACGCCCTCTGCGAGCGATTGACGGATCTGTGTACGCGTCGTCTCAGTAACAGCCACTACTTTTGTCGATGACAGGCTAAGTATCCATGAGATTATTTTAGAAGTAAATATGCTAAAGAACCCTTTTGTTTCATATCGTGGATTATAAGTCTTCTCAGCTTCTTGCAGTTGTTTTATTGTGCTCTCACTGAAATCTTTTGCAACGTCGTACCAGATGTTGTATATGAGTTGCTTTAGCGTGTCTTCCTGGCCAGATAGCGTCTTATCTATCGCGCCTTCTATCTGTTGTTGTGTGTTACATGCCTCCAGCGCTTTTGTCATAGTCTTTCGTTCACTCTTGAAATACTTCTGCATGCGCTGCTCTACTTCGCTCTCCCATGTTGCTCTTTGCTCTTCAAGCTTTGCTATATATGCGGCTTTTTCTTCTTTGGTCGAGAGATCGAGAATTTTGGCCTCTTGAGATGACAGCAAACGTTTGCCGCTGTCAGAAGTATCACTATCAGGATTGTCTGTCTCATTTGGCTCCTCTGTTACGGTTGTCGCACCAGGCTTTGGTGCTGGCAGTTGTGGCTGACCTGGGTGCTGCATGAGCGGTGCAGGGGCTGGTGCTCCAATTTTTTCAAGGCAGGCTTGTGCGTACGCTTCAAGATCTTCTTCGCGTACAAGTGTTGTCGGGCCAAGCTTATACACATCAAGATAGATTTTTTTCTTTGGCTCCATCCCTTGCGCTTCTTGCAGGTAGCGCAAGCTGCAACCACCATTGTTGTATAGATTTAGTGCACGCTCTGCAAATGCCTGCTCTACAGATGTATATAGCTCTGCCAGGACTTCAATGTCTCGTTTGTCGTAGGAGAGATATCCTACTGGATTGCCCTTGCGGTCACATAGATCTGGGTACATCGGTATGAGCCAAATATTTGCATGATCCACCATGCGGTACAGCTTTGGCAGCACGTTTTCAGTGAAGAGGCTCTGCTTTGCTTCCTTGAGATTGGCATAAGTTTGGCCCACCTGATCCCCAACGAGAATCGGAGGAACATCAAGAATAGCTGCGATTTCACGCCAATTGAAGCTACGAGATGCCAGCCAGTCTAGCTCTTTTGGAGGTATTGCCATGTTCTGATAGCTCATGTCCGCCTCAAGAACAAGCGGCTTGCCAGCATTCGCCTTGCCAGAATATTTGCTCCGAAGCTCCTTTTTGATTTGATTGCGCTGCTCTGTAGTGAGGTATCCTTTACTTGCAAATAGTCCTGATGGTCTAGCATCATTTTGCATCAATGCCACATTCCAATCATTGCCAGCGTTCATTTGATCAACAGAGCGCATCGACACTTCAATTGGCGAAAGGCCATAATGAGGCTTATCATCATAGCTTGTGAATTTTAGATGCATCAATTCATCAGGCTCGAAGCTCTGTACTCCAGGCGTTCCCCAGCCGTAGACATAGCCCTGGACATCGAGTTTACCAGCAACCACTTTGATCATATTTGGATGCAGTGGCCATAGCTCAACAGGAGGATCTTTAGGATTAAGGCGATTAGCCCAGAGATAACAGTTGCCATCCATGTGCCAAAAGCCAAAGAGCTGCTCTATCATCTCAGCAGTTCCCATGCGAGGATTGGGGTGCTTCCATAGATCAAGCAGAGGATGAGACTCGATCTCACGCTGCATTGTGTTATCTGTGTAGAGCTTCCATTTGATGCTAGCCGCTGCTCCTGCAATCTTATTGATGCAAGCATAGACCGCGCCGCACTTCTTGTATCCTTCTCTGACGAAGCTGGCATAGTTGCGATCTGACCATATCGGCTGCCCAGGGGAATAGAATTGCATGGCGACTTGATAGGTTGGATCTGCCTTTGTCTCGACATCGAAGCGGCGCTTGAACCAGGAGGAAGGAGAGTACCAACTCATAATGACCTCACCTCCAAGTCAAACATTTCCCCCTCATCTCCATCGGGATCGATCGGGCCCATGATGTCATTCCATGTGAGTTTTTCGAGATCCTCCTGCTTATAGCAGCCCACTCCGTCTCGTTTGTATGCTTTTAAGCGCTTGCATCTTACCAAATCCTTAAATCGCTCTAGATTGATAGAGATATATTCTGCTGCCTTTTCTTCAGTGAGCAATATTACTTTCATCGCCATTCCTCCAATTCTTCTTCATCCACTTCTATAATGCCTTTATCTTCAAAAATAGATGGAATAGGTTTACCGCTACTTGGTGCTCGTTCGGGAGATGCGGAGACAGACTCATCATTCATGTCTTCAGCAGACCAGATCATAGGACCATCAGGCACAAGATATAATTCATTCATTGCGCCACTAGAAGCGTCAACAGGATCATCATGGATAGCAGGGTTAGGAAATGCGCACAAGAAGTTAATAAGACCTTTATTCCAGTGGGCTCTAATCATGCCTACATTGCCAAACTTGGCTTGTGCTGACATGGTGTTAGCTCTTAGTTCTTTTGATCCCCCAGGGAGAACACCATCAACATCATATCCAGGTAGCACTTTGGTCACAAGATTGTAGATATAGCTTTTTCCTGAAGCTCCAGGCTCTTGCTCAATTCGAATGATACTATCACGCCCGTCTTTAGCGGCCATCTCTTTGAGGAGGTCTTCGACTCCTCCAGGATCACGCCTTTCCCAAATGGCGTGGAGGATTACATAGCGTGGATAACACCCTTCCTTGCGACGGGCCATAAGAACACCCGCTGTATAGTCAGGGCCATTCTTCTTAGAATTGGACTTCACTTCTTCAGTAGCAGCAAGGTCCCAGAACCGGACTTTGCGTTCAATATCATCAGGTACACCATCAAGAATGCGCTTTTCAAACCATTCCCGTCTAAATTTCTTGCCAGAGGGACGAGCTGACCAATCCCCAAACTTTAACCGTTGTTTCTCTACCTCGGGTAAAGCGTCTAGTCCTGCTTCATATCCAGGATCTTTCTCCATCAGGATTTTATTATCATAGAGATTGGCAAAAACAAAGGTTATAGAGATTGCATTTTTCTCATCAGAGTTACACCACCTGATGTTTTCATCCTCTACCACAAAATAGCGAACTTCCCCGCTCTCAGCTTTCTTGCGTAAGTGCTCAGGAGTGTTGCTATTTCTCTCAGGATCTTCCCACTCATCATCTACCCACGGTGCTAGCACAACTTTGACCCATGACTCAGGATCAGGATTAGTGTAAGCACGCATGTATGGTCTTACGCCTGATAGAGAGCGGTTTCTGGAGAAGAGATAAAAGAACTGAGCAAAGGACATCTCAGTGACTTCATCAACCTCAATAAGTGGTATCTCACTACCTTTCCAAGATTGCACGTCACTCTCGTATTGCATATATGCAAACTTGATCGTAGCACCACTAGGGAATGTCCATTGAAGCTCTGACTTGTTTGGCTTGCCACCTAATTGGGGATATATTTCAAAGGAACGTCTCCAGAGACCCCCAGGAGCTATGAGTTGTCTGTGATACTTTCTGAAGATAACTGCTTGAAATTCAGGATTGTCAATGTGATATGTTGGTTCCAACAAACACGCATACGACTTCCCGCCACCAGCTGCGCCGCCATAAAATGCAATACGGGTATTGGCTCTCAAGAATAACTCTTGAGGTCCTGGCTGTGGCTTAATCGGTTGTGTAATCGTGGCTGTTACCAACTATTTTTCCTCATCCTTCTGAGGTAGATAAACTGCTATACCGCTTGTTTCAATAGGTCCGCCATCCTTGCCAGTAAGTTCAGACTTCGTTAATTTAACCCTTTCGCCTTTTTCAGCAGCTATACTAGCAAGATATTTGTCTATTGTTCCATATAATCCATCATTAAACTTTGTTTCTTTTGCACCCACTAGATACATGTTACTTATGTTTTCTGCCTCTTCTACTAGTTGCTCAGTCAATTTATTTAATACCTGTATACGACTATGCTTTAGCGCATATCTAGACTTTAGTATCTCTTCTTCTTCTAACGCTATAAGCCTATCTCGTTCTTTTCTTTGCTCTTCATCCCAAGCCTTTGCTCTTTCATTCCACTCCCATTGCTTAGCTGTGTCGTACCAATTTTTACTTATTTTAGTCCTTGTTTTTCCTTGTTTTTCCTTGTTTTCTGCTTCAAAGACAGCATTAACGGAACGCCTCCATCCCATAAGGCGGAATCGGTTAAATCTGGAAAACCACTTTGCTGATTCTCCTTCCTTTCGATCCCATGGTTTACGTTCCTCATTCACTGACTTATCCTGTAAACAAACAAAAAGGGCGTTGCTCTCGATTAGGAGAAACAACGCCCGCGTGAAACACGATCTGAGCTGTTATGCTATTTTGCTGTTTTTGTTGTTCTTATTCTATTCCTACCTGAGACTTTGTGATAATACGTGTCTCTGTAGGTTATTGGGTGACCATCCTGGAACATGATCTCAATTGATCCGTGCCCGCTAATCGATCTGAAATACTGTGACTTCTCATCGATCCACTGGGTCAGTTCAGATGGAAGACTGCCATCCTGATCAGCATCAATTGAAATATCCATAACGATATCACCTAAATTTAGCTCTATTATAACTATACGTTATTGTGCAAGGTCTGTCAAGGCATTTGCGCTATCTGAGGAATCTGGTTGGAGCGAGAGATGGAACCGTTTACTCGCTCCGATCAGGAAAGATATCCTTTGGGGTTGTCGTCTGTCTTTGTCTGATAAAACAAGAGTAGCGCAGTTGCTACTCAACACGATGATAGCATGTCAGTATGAATTTGTAAAGCAATTGGGATATATTGCCGTGATGAACATCACGGACAATCCCTGCTCTCCATCCATATCGCTAATCCGCACCCGATGAGCAGAAAGCCTGCTGCAAAGATTGCTAACCCGAATATTGCGTCCATTCAATCTTTCCTAAATTATTGGAGAGGTCAGGATTTGCACCTAACATGACCAGAAACGTCATTTGCCGTGTCACGCCGTCCTACGTGTTTCAGAGCTAGCATCTTACTTTACGTAGTCGTGGATTCGAACCACAAAGCTGGTCTAAGCTGGCGATCTTAGCGTCTACCTATTGCGCCACTCTCCAGAGTGTATGCCATCCATTCCTGCTAAAGAGGCCAGATGCAAAGTCTCCATTTGCGTCCAGCCCTCGCAGTTCGTAAGGAGATAGATGAGATTATACCATGGTTGGCAACACAATCATAGCAATATCGCATTGTGCGGCAAATTTGAGAGGTTACTGCGTGCTAGGTACTTTGTATTGTCTGATGTGGGCAAGGCCATCTAGTGGTCATATGGTGAGGATGAGTTTGTAACGAAAAACCTCTCTACTGCTGTGACTTGAAGCACTTGGCTTCAAGATGTTGTCCGAGAGAGGCTTTGTTGGCTGTTGTGGTGGCAGCCGCACCGAATATCTTTTAACGCTGTGATATGTTAGCGGCTCTAACGAGCATCCTCATCTTAGCAGGGCTGTCAACTGTCCGATTTTTGCGGACGGCTCAATTTTCAGGGAAGCCCCCTTTCATAACTCTAGCTCTTTTTACCTTCTTCAGAGCTTCATTTAGAATTTTAGTATCCTCTAGTGTTTCGCACTCGAAGCCAATCAGTGAATAGCCGCGCGGCATGCCAATGTCTTCATCGAGACCTGTAAATTCGACTTTCTCGCGCTCGTCTACCATAAAGTAGAGGCATTTGTTTTCATCGGCAACATGTGAGTTTTGGTCCATATGGTGTCCTTTCCTATGCTGATTGCTTCATAGCAACACTGGCAAGATACTCACGAATACGCGCTAGGTTGTCGGAAGGGAAGATTTTACCCAAATCGTTTGGATGTATACTGCCTTTCTTGCTATTGCAACTAGCGCAAGCTGGTATGCAATTGTCGGCAGTAGTGCCACCTAACCTAGAAAGCGGCAAATAGTGTTCGAGTACTTGATATGGCTTTTTATTGCAATATCCACACTTATTATTAAAGTAGCTAATAGCTTCAGCCCATTCTCGAACTGTGAGAGTAGCTGGCGTGCCTGCTTTTATCGCTCTCTTTCTATGAGATGACACGGTTGACCAATCTGGATACCGCACATAGCACTTATCGCATATGGAGTGGTAGGTATAGTCAAGAGTCCTTTCGCCGCAACATTCACATGTTGTCTTTGCTTTCTCCAGCTTGACGGCAAAACAATCTGGGCAATGTCCAAGCCATCTGCTTTCCACTTTAGGATGGTGCAGGCACTGCTTGTCAGAGAACATCGTATAGCATTCCTCGCACATTCGTGACCAATCATCAAATTGACGTTTCTCATATAAAATTTCCCCTTTCTCAAGAATAATTTCCCATCACAAATAGAGAGAACGAGCAAAACAGGCTCATTTTCTCGCATACCTTTTCCTCCTGCCCTTCCTCTCACGAGACGTTAGCTTTTGAGGCTGTTTTCGCTCCGTTTTCGCTCCAGAAAAAAAGTTATCTGAGAAAAACGAAAAGTTATGCGAGAAATGCTTGCTATGTGCGAGGCAAACGGATATACTCAATGGGAAGAGAGCATGAACGCGAGCGGAGGCCGCGAGGAGGAAAGGAACACACCGTGTTGACTGACGATAGTTTTCACGCCTGGTGCTTGCAGAACAAGATTCCTGCGGAGACTGAAGCCTACATTGAGCGTATTCGTTCGTCGCAGCCTGTGCGAAAGGTGCGCAGCCGCGCTTCTAACGTCAGTGGGCGGTATCCTTCTGTCAAAATGGGCCGCTCCATCCAATTTGAAAGCCGCCACGTTGAGTTGTGGGGAATCTACGAGATGGAGCGAGATGACGATGTGCTGGAATACTACGATCAACCCACCCGTATCCAGCTTCAGTATCGCGCCCGCTCTGGTCGCAAGACGACCCAATGGCATACTCCAGATTTCTTCGTCATTCGGCAACACTCCGCTGGCTTTGAAGAGTGGAAGCCCGTTACTGCCCTGGATACGCTTACGGTGACGATGCCGGAGCGGTACCAAAGCGAAACATCAGGCGGCTGGCGCTGTCCCCCTGGAGAAAGCGCAGCACAGGTGCATGGCTTGTTCTATCGGGTACGGACCAATGCAGAGGTCCATCCGCTCGTGATCCAAAATCTCAAGTTTCTCCAAGATTTCTGGATTCACCCATACGAAGTTCCACCTGAGCAAGAAGCTCAAGTACTGACACTGGTCAGCACCGCTCCAGGGATCACGGTCCGTCAACTCCAGGAAGCCTGCCCTGATCCGCCTGTCGATGTGCTTTGGGCACTGCTGACCGATCAGCGTCTCTTTACCGATTTGTCTGCTTCCTCGCTCATGCAATGGGACCAAATACGTCTCTTCCGCTCCCAGGCTGAAGCAGAGGAGGCTCGTTCTCGTGCAGTGAGGTTTTCGCAGCCGATTCCGTTGTTTACTCGACTGAGCTTCGACGGGCGACTGTGGGAAGCAGAAAAACAGGGAGATCAGGTTGTCTTGCGCCCAGAAGTTGGCGTCGCTGTCACCTTGCCGACAACCCAAGTGCAACACCTTCTCGCCACGGGTGCTGCCACGCTCGTCGGGGAGGCTACCCCATCCAAACTTTCCGAGGAGGCCAGAACTTTGCTGCTTGGCGCTGGCCCGACTGCTTTAGCTGCTGCCAATCAACGCCTCAGCACCATCCTGGCATATATGAGCGGCGAAACGGTGACGGTCACGAAACGCTCCGTGCAAAACTGGCTGCGCAACTACCATGAAGCCGAGCGGACATATGGATGTGGGTATCTCGGGTTACTGGACAAATCAGCGCGTCGTGGCAACCGAGCACCTCGCGTAGACGCGGCATCAAAACAGCTTCTGGAAACCGTTCTTCGTACCCATTACGCGGTACCTCAAGCGAAACGTCGCCCTGCCGTCTATGCCCTCTACCGTGAGGAATGCGTCAAACAGCATGTTTCCCCTGTCAGTCAAGCCACTTTTTATCGGGAATGTGCCCTCTTTACGACACCCGAAGTCACGACAGCCCGGAGGGGCAAGCGTGCTGCTTACGCTGATCAACCCCGCTTTTTCTACCTGGATCAGACCACTGCGCGTCATGGCGAACGGCCATTTGCTCTCGCACATCTTGATCATACGGAACTCGATATTCTGCTCGTCTCCTCCATCACCGGCAAACCGCTGGCAAGGCCTTACGCAACGTTTCTGATTGACGCCTACAGCCGCCGCCTGCTGGCTGTCCATGTCAGTTATGAACCTCCCAGTTATCGGTCAGTGATGATGGCCTTTCGACTCTGTGTCCAGCGCTACGGTCGTCTTCCCCAGGAAATCGTGGTCGATCATGGCCCAGAGTTTGGCAGCGTCTATTTTGAAGCATTACTCTCCCAGTGCTTTGTGACGAAAATCAACCGACCACCTCAGCAGCCGCATTTTGGGTCCGTGATTGAGCGAATTTTCGGAACCACCACCAGCGAATTCCTCAATCAGCTCCGAGGCAACACACAAGCCAGTAAAGTGCCTCGCCTCCTTACACGAGAAGTGGACCCCAAACGGCTAGCTGTCTGGACACTGGAACGCTTTGCAGCACGGCTCACCGAATATGTCTACGAGGTCTATGATGTGATGGAGCATCCCGCATTATTCATGAGTCCACGCGAGGCCTACGCGCAAGGGATGGAGTTGGCAGGAGCGCGGAGTCATCGGGTTATTGCCTACTCTGAAGCGTTCCTGATGCAGACGCGGCCCACCACTCGAACTGGCAAGGCGAAAATCTACCGGGGACGCGGTATCACCGTTAACGGGTTGCAATACTGGCATGAGCGGATGATGGCCTCGGACATTGCTGGTCAAACTGTGCCAGTGCGTTTTGAACCCTACGATATGGGAGTGGTCTATGCCTACATTGATGGCCAATGGCTTGGATGCATTGCCGATGCCTATGCGCAGGTGCATGGGCGCTCCGAAAAGGAGTGGAACCTGATCCTGGACGAGTGGCGTGAGCACCAGCGCCAACATGCGCAGAAGCGCGTAACACTCAATGGTCCGTTGCTCGCCCAATTTTTGCAACAGGTAGAACAGGAAGAAACATTCTCACTTCAGCACGAGCGCGAGTACGAAGAGCAGGCCCTGCGTTCGGCCAGCCTCGGATCGCACTCTCGGCTTCCTCGTTCGGATGAGATCCCTCCAGAAATTACCATTGATTTGACCAAACTTCGTCACCTTGAGGAGTATCGCTGATGCGTTCACTTCACCCGGCTCTCCAGGCTCGCTTAGCGGCATTACAGCAGTACAAGATCAAACACGCTTCTTTGGAAAAAATGGATGATCTGCTGATGAATGCCATTGATGAGCACACCAGCTACAGCATCTTGGCCCTGTACGGTCCTAGCGGGGTCGGAAAATCCACCGTCATGAAGCGGATTGCAGAACGGCGTCGGGAGGAGGAGTCTGATCCTTCCGTGGTACCTATCGTAGTCGTCCAGGCATCGCCGGAAGATGTCGGATCAGCAGCCCGTCTGGATTTTTACCGCCAGACGCTTCACCAACTCCGTGGGCATGTTGCGGTACGGGATCGTATCTTGAATCTCCCTCTGGCTCGCGAGCGAGGGAAAAAGAGTACTGACCCGGCAGAATGGCTCGAAATGCGTGATGCAGTGTCATATGCGCTCGATCTCCTCAAAGTTTCGGCTGTCTGCGTTGACGAAGCGCAACATCTGCTACAAGCAGATGCGGCACAAAAGCCTTCCATCCAACTGGACTGGCTCAAATCGCTCACCAACCGGAGTAATCTGCTCTATATCCTCCTGGGAAACTTCTCCCTGTACGATTTCTGCCACCTGAACGGACAAGTAGCTCGGCGTGTGCACGAAGAACAATTTGCTCGATACCACCTGGACCAGCAAGCAGATGCAGTAGAATTTACCAGCGCATTGAAAGTGCTCTTAGAGCAGGTCCCACTCCAGGTTGATATCCCAGAGATGCTCACCCATTGGAAATGGTTCGGCGAATGGAGCATCGGCTGTATTGGTATTCTCAGCGATTGGATCGTGGAAACGGCTGCGACGCTCTGCCGTACCGGAGAGACCGTATTCACCCTTGAGGCGCTGGCAAAGCATGCCCTAAAACCAGCACAGCGCCTCAAATTGGAAACGGAAGCACGCACCGGAGAATTCAAGATTGAAGAGGCTCGACGCGAAAGCGAACGAGAGCTTCAACGTCTATTGGGCAGACCCTCGACACAACCTCGTAGTTCACCACAACATCCTCCATTGTCCAACGGTGCCACGACGAGTCCGAGGCCCTCGAAGTCTCACACATCCCCCCATATTGAACGGGCAGCTCACCGCGATCCAGTGGGTGAGCAGGTCTTCACCGGAGCGAGCACCAAATGCTCCTATCTGGGTATGATTGAAGTGACACGCAACCAATTTCAAGAAACTGGTACTACCTGTGTCGAATGTCCGACCTGCAGCGCTCGCCGGACCCTCAAATCTCCCAAAGATTGGCCTCATTTTCCATCACACCAGCTGCGCAAAAGCCCGCCGCCAAAAGGAGAACGACGTTGGATATTACAGGAGCAGATCTGGAAACTGGGCGAAGACTGACGGACCAGTGGGCATACTTGATCAAGACAGAGGGGCTCTCTCACTTTGTGTGATTCTGAGACGAGAAAGCAGATGGGAAAAAGGAGAGACATGCTAAGAAGCCAGATCATCTCTCCAGACTCTTCAGGTCTGTTCGAGCTTTCACACAAAGTGAGAGAGCCCCTCTGTCTTGATCGAGTAGACCAGCGGGTTTCTTCGCGAGCCTGAAACGAAAAGTTATGTGAGAAAAAACAGTCATACAGCGTCGTTTGCCGAAAACAAAGTGACAAACACGGCATGGAAAAGTTATGTGAGAAAAAGCAACAGCAACGTTCGTCGATGATGTCCCTTTCCAGGCGGCTTGAGGAAATTCCCTAGAAAAGTTATCTGAGAGAAAAACGAAAAATATTCTGAGAAACATCACAAATGGTATTCTATATCGGCTTTCATTTTTCCTAATACAGCTTATGCAATACTTGCCATTCATTGGCGTGTATTTTGATGTAATTCTGTATTCCTCGCTAGCCGATGAATCATGAGGGAAATTGAACAGTTTTACCACTAAATCATCACACTCATCACAGTACCCGCCCCCATTATCTTTTATCCCCTGTACCTTTATCTGCTCTGCAATCTCAAACTGTTTAGCTCGTTCCTCCTGCTGGTTGAATATTTGTTGCCAGTCCAAAGATGAAAGGTACTCTACCATTTCCTGTGCCTCTTCTGGTGTTTTTACAATATTGAGTATTGCATATCTTGCTGAGTGCTCATTAATCATCCTAGTTTTACCTCCTCGTTTGCTATTTCGGCATCACCTGCATACCGCAATGGCATAGCGGGACTCGACCAGCCACCGGCCTGTTGCAAGCTCTTGATATCAGTTCCCCCGCGTATAGCAGACTCTACCCATGCATGCCTACAATCATGAGCTGAGAGCCCTTCAATACCAAGAACACGTTGTCCTAAAACTTTCACGCGCTTGGTTATTGCCCTTCTACTCATCACTCCCTCTAGCTGACCCCCTTTTCTGCTACCAGCCAGTAACCTCTGTGTTGGCTGGTAGACTTCTAGATATCCAATGAGGGCTACAAGAGTATCAGCAGACAACTTATGCCTTTGTGTTTTCTTGACCTTTTCTCTCCTGAAAACCATCAGACCTTCAGAGAGACGAATATCATCAGGTGCTAAATCAGCAACTTCCCCACAGCGCAGACCATGGTCTAGAAGCAGGCACATCAACAGCGTATCGCGTCGCCCCTGTGGTGTCCCCATAGGTTTCTTGAGCAAGGCAACCTGCTCACGTGCAAGGGCAACTGGCTGGGACTTCTTTACCCCTTTGTTTGTATTGTTCCGTTGCTCATTGACATTCTCACCTTGAGCATAGCTATACCCCTTCACAAGCTGAAGCGCAACAAGCTCACTATAGGGAATAGATCCAGCTTTGGCAGCAAGCCTAAGATACGTTTTCACCGTAGAAAGTCGAATATTGATAGTTCCAATGGCAAACCCATCTTCTAGCATCCATTGCACAAAGTCAGACACTATTCCATGCGTTATGTCAGACCATGCCTCCGGTTTATGCAAAAGGTCCTCTGGGCTAATAATGATGTTGTGTCCTGCTATATACAAGCAGAAGAGAGACAAATCATACTTTTGCCTTGCGAGGGTATTAGGATCTATTCTCTTTTGATAGTCCTCAAAAGACCGCTCTGAAACCAAATCATTCTTTTCTTGTCCAAGCTGAGCAAGAGGAGACTTTCCTTCAGAGAATGGAATAAGGTCATATTCCACTTTTCATTTTCCCTTTCTTTGGTACGCACTTTGTTAAATAATCGGTACCATTTTACTCCTATCTCAGCATTTTGTCAATCCCTCTGTCCCACTTCTGCCATCTTTGTTCAACCTTGTTCGTCCTTGTTCGTCCTTGTTCTCTACATCATTTACCGCTTCTTCACCATTGACAAAGCTTCTCAGCTCTCCCAACCAAAATCGCCATGTACCTCCTACTTTGTGGCCTTTTATCTTGCCATCATCCATAAATCTGTAGAGTGTTGTTCTGCCTATTCTCAGGTACTCTAGTGCCTCTTTGAGGGTTAGCAGTTTCTCATCATCTAAGCTTCTTTCATTCATTCTTATCTTCTTTCATCCTCTAATTGTTACTTCCTCTAATTTATAGATCCTGCTCTCCTTTTGTATGTAAATATGATATTGCCATATTCTAGCAGACATAGTCACTAGCCACTTCTGTGCTATTTCTATACCTATAACGATGCCTTCTACTGTTTCTAACGGAGGAAACTTATCCTGCCATTCATCCGAAAACGGCCTGACCTCTCTCTCAAAGGTGATTGTTTCACCTATTCTTATATTATTCATGCTTTCATCCTTTCTATAATCCCTTGCATGATTCTCTGGGCTACTTCTTTATTTTGATGTCCATACCCTGTAGGTCCTAAAACGTCGCTATATGGCGTGAACTTCCCATTATCCATGCTGCCAACCCAATAGATGCTTAGCCTATGGCCATGATACTTTCTCTTGCGTATCACGAATTTCATTCTTTCACCTCGATTGGCTCCGTATAGCCGTATTCACTCTCTATCTCTAGTTCATGTCCAACGTGTTCTTCTAGAGCAAATACAGTAATGCCAGACCATTTATGTCCCATGATGCTAAATTCGAGATAACCACTCTTGTCAGCATCAAAAGCTGCTTTAATATATGGCGTTGCTTTAACGAGACTTCTCAGTATCTCCTCGCCATGGTTGAAATCATGATTAGTGCTTACATCGCATGTCTTGCAATGCAGTCCCCAGTATTCACTCATTTTACCTCCATATTTTGTGATGCCTTAACCAGCATCTCGAAGACTTTGGCCTGCTCAGTGCTGTCTTCGTGACACTTCACATGCTTTGCTGCTTTTATGCCTGTATGGAACTTGATAAGGTCACCCGCGTTTATTTTGTGTCCACAGTCGGTACAGCGGCTTGGAAACTTTGCTGACATGATGATCTCGTTCATTCTTTCTCGCCTTTCTTGTGTGGTCCTAGGTCTCCGATGCCATTTTCTCCTGCGAGAATATCGACAATCCAAAGCCAGGACCCGCGATCAAGCTTTCGTGGATTAATCTCGCTTGGATGAGACAAAATAAACTCTCTAATATCCTTGCTCTTAAATATCCAATAATATCCCGATACGTCTTTTTTCCCTTTCAACCATCCTTTCTCTATCCAAGATCTTATAGTCTTCTCCTGAGCACCAAATGATACAACAAGATCGTGTAAAGAATAATAGTCCTCTGCACGTTCTTTAATTAGTCCCATCTCTTGCGCATGATTATAGATATTCATACGCGATTTCTTGAGTTTCTTCTCAAGATGATGGTATGATACTTTGCCTATATTCTTGCGTAAATACTCTTCTTCCTCATAAGACCATTGAGACTGCAATCTTGAGTGAGCTACGCCAAGTTCTTTTGCCCAGCGATAAATGATGTACCTCGGGACCGTGGGCATTGACTTTGCAATGAGATCTATCCGCTCAGTCGTGCCATCGTACAGCTCTAGAATGAGTTTGCGCCCTTTGTCATCAAGAAAGTACTTTTGTTTCTCGCCTCCTCTACGCGTGCGTAGCGCTCCAACTTGTTCTGGTGGTCGGTATGGCATTATCCCTTCTCCTCCAATTTAATAAGACGATCAAGATAATCCCTCGCTTTTATCAAGTCTTCCACACCGTTTTTGTGTTTATACCGTGTTACGTATTTGATGATGTTGCCTAGATAAAATTCGGGTCCCCAGCCATTGGCCTCAATATAGGTAATTGGTTCTATTGCGCACTTTTTATAGTGCTCATTCTTTGGTGCTTGATCCATCATCAATCCTTTCAATACTTATCTCTAAAGCTACTGCTACCTTATTATCGTACAACACATCATATGCAGCGCAGAGTGTTCCAAATGGCAAGAGCTTGGTTATCATTCCTTCCTTGCCATAATATTTGTTCCAATCCTCATTGTTGATATTGCGCACTTTATCGCCTACGCTGTACTTGTGTTTATGCGGTATGATGTATTGCCGTGCTGGCAAGCTAAATTTCTCCATGTGTTCCTCTTTTCTCGAATACTGAACCATCAAATTCGCCAGTTGTCCAGATATCTTTGTCAGTCTTTACCATGCCGAGACTCTGCATTTCAACAATAGATAGGCATCTTCTATCCGGTTTCGTATGACCTATGACTTTCTTGCCATCATACACAGCATCACCATATCCTCCTGCACGATGCATATTAAAGCCTGAGATAGAGAAGAATACCTCCGAGCAACTAGCACATTGCGAACGAGCCATGATTTGATCCTTTCGATTTTAGCTCATACCCTCTACAAGCCTCTACGTTGGCGATTCTGGGCCTTTACGGTTGAGAGTGTCCAGTTTATCGTATTGACCCAGCAAGGCACCCTGGGGCTCGTATACTGGGCCAAATAACGGCATTGTAATCAGTGCACCGGATAGTTGACAGTCGCTCGCTGTCGAACCACATTCTTTTGCGGTGGCACTGGCTTTGCTGTACGACCTTGCGTTATCACTCCTTGCTGTGTGCTAGCAGCTCGTTCAAGTTGTTTCTTGCACTCCGCTATCTCGCATTGCGCTGCGTCCCTAGTCATCTCCGCAAACTCAGTGCGCTCATAACACAGCCAAGCGCTCTGATAGCGGGTCCCGAACTCTAGGGCGACGTGCAGTGACACCGTGAATGCGACCCCGTAGTCCTTACTGGCCTGATAATGATTCAGGCCAGCCTCTGTGAGCAGTAGCTCAAAGTGTTCAAGGATCACGACGTTCCCTCTGTATCGCTCGCTTGATCTGCTCTATGCGTTTCTCGACGGCTAGCACCGCATAAGCTCTCCAACCCTCTGGCCCGCTACCAATGATGAGAGAACCGTTAACCTGTAATTGCTTGTATTTATATGAATTGCCTAGTTCCATCACTTCCTCGTAGAGAGCACTTATGTTCTCTTCCTCTTTCTTCTTCATGCGCTTTACTTCTTCAGCGCTGAATAGCGTATCCTCTGGTGATAGTGTTGTTGCCCGCTTCTTCATTATTTCCCTCGTTCTTTCTACAGAAAGCAATATCCGCTCTCGCACACATCCTCTTTATCCTCAAACAATGACTCTTGCTTCAATTCGCTTGTCGCCTGTTCTAGTGGCTTGAGCTTGTTTGTAAACCAAACAGCGTCAAGACCATGTTCCTCTCTACGCTCGTTGATTGTTTTCTCAAGGTCAACGGCCTGCTTGAATAGCTCAGGCTCGTTTTGTCGCATGTCTTGCCATTTCTGCAAAGAGTGGTACGGACAAAATGAGCACGCCGAGCGTGGTGGCACTGGCAGGCCCGCTGCGGATATCGTGTTGATGCAATCCTGTCGGGTCATCCGTAGTCTGATCAGCGGGTAGTCGTTGACTTTCCATGCCAGAGACTCCGGGTCCATGTTGGCCTTCATGCGCTGGATTTCATCGAGCGAGATGCCCAGTGCGACTTGCGCCAGTGGCTCATGCTCTTTGAGGAAGCCATCCACGTGCCGCAATGCGATTGGCATGTTTTCCTTGCTCATCGCTGATATTTCGCAGTATTGCAGAAACTTCTTTCTTCTGTCTGCTATTGCTTCTTTTCCTATGAGTCCCTTCATCCACTTGTCAACGATCTTGATCTTGAAATCGACGGTACACGTCCGATTGCTTGGTGCGCCGCTAGACATGCGGACAGGAATACCGATTGATCTGCTACCTGGTCGTGTGAGCCGCTGGTATAACGTGTCCACGGAGCCATCTTTGAGATGCTTGCGTAGCTCTATCAGCTCAAGGCCATGCTTTTCCGCGTAGGGCATGGCGATCTCATGGACATAGCGCAGCGTGTCAGGGTGCTCACTGTCCTCTCCGACATTACAGAAGATGAATGTTTTGTAGTCGATCTTGCCTTGCGCCGCTAATACGAGGAGACCATTGCTCTGCATTCCTCCTCCATAACTCGTGATTTTTAACATATTACTCCTTTTTCCATGTTGTACCGCGTACTGCACGGTGCAACGTTGGAGTTGCTACACCATATTTCTTGGCAATATCTTTGTATTTCCAGCCTTGTTCCCGTAGAAGCTTAGCCTCTTCTATATCGCTTCGTGTAAGTTTAGCGCGTGGGTGATTCTCTCCAGACGTTACGCCTTTTTGGAAGCTTGTCCGGTTTGCTTTTGCTGGAGGATTGATGCCTCTTCCCTTGCGTCGCATATCCTCATTGTTGTCTGCCAGTGTTCCTAAGAACATATGAGATGGATTGACACAGGCGGGAACATCACATATGTGGCATACATACATGCCATCAGGTATCTCTCCATTTGTTATTTCCCATGAATATCGATGGGCTAATATTATCTTCCGATTAACCCCAAATCGCCCATATCCCTGTTTGTTTAAATTCCCTCTCCATATCCAACATCCACTTTCATGCTCTTTGTCAACCTTGAGCCAAAACCTCGAAATTAGTTCTTCTTTTTCATCTCTTAATTCCTGATGGGCTTTCCATAACAAAAATGCCCTTTGTCGCTCTGCTTCATCTAGCTTTGCTCTGCCTTTTTTGTGTTTGTCTATCACATTTTCTTGTGGGGTCCCTAAGAATAAATGGTGAGGATTAACGCATACAGTTGTATCACAGGCATGACACACATGCATACCATCGGGGATTGCTCCATTTGTTATGTACCATGACACTCTATGAGCTGGTACCTGCTCCCTGTTTAGAAAGAAGCGCCCATAGCAATACTTGCTAATGTTGCCTTTCCAGACCCAGCATTCCCACGGAGACGCCTTAGCAACTTGTCCCCAGAAACGTGCTTGTGTATACGGATCATCAAGCAAATCGTAAGCATCCATGAATATATCCCTCCCTGATCTACCCGCTTGACTTTTTTTATTCAAGCGGGTACTATAATCACTGAATGGTGCATCATTAGCACCAGTGTTATTATAGCTCAGGTAATGGTGCGTGTCAAGCACCAATGAGAGGTATGACCATGGTAAAAACAGACGTGATACGCGAAATCGTTGATAGGAAATGCAAGGATATGAATCTTTCGTATCGCTCCCTTGCTGAGAGGTCTGGCATAAAAAACCACTCGCAGATAAGCCGTATTTTGAGTGGAAAGACGACTCCAACACAGAGCATGCTAATAAAGCTTTGTGAAGGGCTTGAATGCAGCAAAGATGAGAGAATTGCAATCTTTCATGCGGCTGGTTACCTTGCTCCCGATGAGCTTTGATCATTCCCCCGCCGTATGAAATCAACTTGATCATAATTTCGCTCTCTTTCATATCTTATGGCTACATGAACACACTACATTGTGGGTAACTTCTCCACAAGTGAGGACAAGCCGTATTCATGATGCTTGTCCTCCAATATGCGAGAGGGCTATAGCTCCTCTCGATAATCCTCTCCATTCATTGGGATGGCTATCTGGCCTATCTGCAATCGAGAGCAGACGGCACCTCCCACGAAGCTTGCCAGTTGGTCCAGTCGGTTTGTCGAGATGGCAGTAGGCAGCCCGCGCTTTGTCCGCTTGTCGATGATGGCAAAGTAAATCTCTTCTCTGAACTCTGTCCACTTGGACTTATCGATATCGTCTATAACAAAGAGAGGCGTCTTTACAGCTCTCTCGACAAGCTCATAGTAGTCTTCGTTATGAGCTATTTTTTGCTGGATAGCTCCAAACAACTCGGGAGCGGTTGCAAACAAGCTAGCAACTCCATGCTTTGCAATAGCCTCATTGCAGACAGCAGCTAGCAGGTGAGTCTTACCAGTGCCAAATGTGCCGTGCAAAACGAGGGTGCCATGCGGTGAGGCTGCAAAAGCTTTCGCGACATCATAGGCCTCTGGCTGCCTAGTAGCATCAAAATTCTCAAAGGTCTTTTTTGCAAGAGAGGGATCTGCCCAGCGACGCCCAAGCCAGCTATAAATACTAGCAGCACGCATCTCTATCCACTCTCGACGCTGCTCCTCTTTCTCTTTGCGCTCTTTGGCTTCGATTTGACAAGGGCACATCTGGCGACGACCATAGTGTGCAACCCCATCAACATCAAAACAATGTGGTTCGACTATTCCGCAGGTAGGACACTGCCACGATGCTTCCTTTGGGTCGGTTGGCATTGCACGGAAACGATCAGAGAGGTTCTTGGGCCATTTGAAATTACTCATGTCTTTACTCCTTTGCTGCTTTTGCAGCGGATCCTGCTAATAACTTCTCAATATTTTTCTGTCTTCGCTCTTCACTCACTAGGAATGAAGGCCTTGTCCCTGTTTGCGCTGAGTTGATAACAACGCGCTTTTGTCGAGATTGAAGCTTCTTGATTATTCCTACAACCGTATCATCTCTCCTGAGATACTTAATCATGCAAGGCTTGCCATGTTCCTCCCACCAGCTTGAAGAGGCTAAGTCATCCCATGCACTCTCAAATTGCTCTCTGGTGATGGGCGCATTGTCTACAATCATCTCCAAAACCTTGCCAGCCTCCTCAAGTTCCTGCTTTCGTGTGGTAGCGCTGTAAATACGCCCTTTCTTCGCTTCTACAATTTGCACGGCAGTTTCTCTAGAAGGCCAGGGCGCGTCTGCTGTGGGCATAACTGGAGGTCCTTTGGGTTCAACAGTCTTTTTCTCTTTTTTCTTGGAAGAGGCTTTCGTCTCCTCAGAAGACAAAGAAGAAAGAGAAGAGGGTGAGGGTGCGACGACAGGAGCCAATGTTTGGGGTTCTGTTTCGTCGGCTACACTACCTTCTTTAGAGAGATCTTTAGAGAGATCTTTAAGAATATCTTTAGGAAGCTGTGAACGCGCTTGTGGACTTGCTTTATCACCTACAAAACGTTCTTGTGAGGAACATTTACGTTCTTGTGGAGGAACGTTTTCGTTCTCTAAAAGAACATTATCGTTCTTCAAAGGAACGTTTTCGTTCTCTAAAAGAACATTGCTTGGGTCAAAACGTTCTTGTAAAGAACATTCAAAGTATTTTCTGTTCATCTCCCAGATGTCAGGGATCGTAATGTAGTACTTGGGTTTCCCCTTTTTGGTTCCGTCAGGATTAAATTCCTGCTTTATTTCTGCATGGATGAGTCCACATTTGTGGAGACGTGGCAATATTCTGCTAAGGGCACTAATAGCGTAGCCAGTCAGGCGGGATATGTCTCTGAGTGAAGCAAAACGTGGGCGAGCATCCCAGTAGGCACATTTTAGTTTGATGTAGAGGAATTTCTCTTCATGCGTGAGATGTTCATAGGACTCAAAAACAATATTGGGGACACGCGTGAAATTCTTTGCATAATTCTCATTATCACGCTTTTCATGATCGTTACTCATGAGCACACCTTCCTTTGTGCGCCCACGTTCGCCTACAGACCTTGCCATATGGCAGCCGTCTGTGTATACTAAACGTAGGCAGGTTAATCCAAGGGCTGCTTCTCGTTGGCCTGAGAAACCTTAGAAGTAGCCTAACTGCTGTAAATTCTTCAATTGTCGTTTGCCAGCTACGGAGGCTGGCTTTATTTATTTGTTGTCTTTCCTGGTATTGTTCCTGGTGATGTAGCTGTCTACTTCCTCCAATCTTACTCGATAGCGGCCTCCGACTCTGACGGCTTCTAGTGTCCCGTTGCGGATATAACGCTTTACCGTGGACTTCGCACATCTGAGCATATTGGCTACCTCGTCTAGTGTAAGCAGAGTTTCTGCCATGGCAATCATGTGGTTTCCTCCTTCTCTCAATGTCTGGCCTTAGTATATCACACTTTCGAGTAGTCTGGTGAGCTTTTCGCGTTCTGCTGTTAAAACCCACAAGCTCGTTATTATTGGCATTGTTCATTGTTGTGCCTCCTCAGCAAATGCATCATAGAACACTTTGGGGATCTCAGGTCGTATTGTTTTGCCAAGGATATTGATTAGCTCTACGCACTCCCCCAGTGTGTGATAGCCTTTTGTTGCCATATATCCACAAACATAACACAATACCTTTGGTTCGCTGTAATACTTACTGGGATCGTTATTATTCATAGCTCACCTCCGTGTCAAACAATGTTATCGCGGGTGTCTGGTTCTCTAACGATGTTTCGCACATGACGCGAATCGATACAGGAGCTTCATTGCAATTGCTGCATTTCAAATCGCCAGGATCGAGATCAGTGGGTATAGTAATGTGCACTTTGTCTGCAACATGTTTTGTGCTTATTGTTGCTTTGCAGTATTTGCACTGTGTTATGACAATCACGCGGTTTTTCTTGATTTCCAGGATGTGCCCTGTCTCAACAAATTGCTGCAAATAGGGCAAAAGCTCTCTTGTCTGTTCTCGTGATATGCAATAATCCTGCTGTTTCACGTGAATACGTAATTCGTCATGTTTACTTCCAAAGATGATGGTATCCAGAATTTCGTAAACATCATCTGTTGAAATAACAGCTAGCTCACCATTATCTAAAGTTGTTTCTTGTATCATATATAACCTCCGTGTCATTTAGTGCTACGCTGCCGTCCACTATGCCGACTTCGATGTGCTTGAGTGAGACAAGTTCGATGGTGTTGCCGCATTCAAGATCTGGGAAGTCTTCATTGCAGTATTCTGCTATGAAAGATGATCTATTGCAGTCACAGCTATAGTTACCCTCAGTCCAGCTAAAGTAGATTGGTTGGGCATCTTGCTCCTCGTGTGCGAAGTCGTAGAGAAAGGTGTAGTCTTTGCCTTGATAGCGTAGAGTAACTTCAGATTTGAATTTACGTGTATTGATCGAAGATGTGTTCATTGCTCTTACTCCTCATCATTGACTGCTTCGACAAACATTTCTATAACCTCTTTTGCATTGTTAACTACCTCTTCATAAGTCTCACCGTGTGCGCATGGTTGGATGATATCTTCTCTCAATTCAGGTGTCCATGCTTTATAGCACTGGTCTTTGATAGACCGCCCAATGATGATTTTATACCCGAGATGAAGCAGGATGCCTGGGAGGTGTTCGTTTGTAGTGCTCATTTTGCGCTCCCTCCTGTCACATATCAGCTAATTTTCGAAACAAGTCGCTATAGCGCTGTTTTATGCGATGATATAATTCCATCCCAATGCCGTAGTCTATATAGACATCAAAATCCATGATATGCGGAAATGTTGCATGCTCAGGATAAATGATAATCCTCTTCTGTTGCTTCTGCTGTGGTCGTTGCTTAGCTTTTGTGCGCCCGAATGTACGGGGTTGCTTACTGCTCTTTCTCATGCCTCTTTGCTCCTGTTATATGTCCTGTGATACTCTTCAAGCCATTCGCTCACTACTTGCTGAAGAGACATTACTTGCATTGCAAAGCTGTATCGATCGTGAGATCCAGTTGCTAAGAATTCTCTTGTTTTTGCTTCAAGTCTTGCATGCCATGTATCCCATGCTTCTTCACTCACTCCAGCGTCGTAGGGAGTAAAATTCTTTATCAGCTCGCACCAATCGATCATGAGCTGTTGGCCTGGAGAGAGTTTCATGCTTGTTGCTCCTGCTTTGCAATGCCATAGCCAAGCCTGCGCAAAATACTCAGTATAGTCGCAATCTCGGCGTTAACCTTGTCTTGTGGATATCGTTGCATCTTGAGTTGCTCTATGCGTGAAACCATGGCGTCAACAACAGTGTGTTCTTCGTGCTTGTTGTATATCCATAGCTGCTTTAGCTCTACCAGTGGTATGCAATCAGTTGTACTCATGTTCTGAATATCCCTTCCTGCTGCTGCACAATACCGCTACATTGCGTCTCAAGAATGCTCTTATGCTTTTCTAGCCAGCCTAGAAACTTTAATGCTTCTATCGGTGTCATGAGTACAAAGTCGTCTTTCTCCTCAATGCCTACAAAAGCTGTCTTTGTGCCTGCATTGTAATACTTTGCAGTTATCTTGCTGCTAAGCTGCTCTGATATCTCTACGATGTCTTGTGTCATGTTTTCCTCTGTCTTTCTCGCTGTATTGCTTCGCTAATATCCTCTTTTGTGATGTAACCTTTGCTGTACGCATAGAATGCAAGCAATATACGGTTACGAATGCCTACTTTGTTCCTAAGCTTGTATATATAGTGGTTAGCTGTCCTGCGGGCAATTCCCAGTATGTCTGCTATTTCTTTATCTTCGATGCCTTGTGCTAACAACTGTAATACTCTGATTTCTTGCGGTGCTAGCGCTTTTGTGTTATCCATTGCTTTTGCTCGTATATACTGCTATCAAGTTCAGTGACTTGCTGATGTCTTCAAGCTGCTCAAATATCTTGAACAACAAATAATTTTGTGTCACTGTTTGGTAGTGCTCTGCTGATATTTCACCAATATCAAGAACTGCCTTCATTTCGAGTTCAGTGACTATTCTCAGTCTTTCGATCAGTTCTAGTTCCATGCTGTCTTCTCCTCATATTTGCATTACTTCTTCTTGAAGCATCTTACTACAATAATCTCTGCTAGAGCTTTATCAATCCATCCCGCCGTTCTTTGTTGCTCAAGCTCTGTCATACCTTCGCGTACCATGGCTATCAGTGTTTTGACTACCACCTCTAGCTCATCGGTACAATTGAAACTGTCTGGGATAAGCTCGTCCCACTTGGCATCGATTTCTGCTGCGACAGTAAGCTCGCTTTCCTCTGCTATCAGGCTAACAAGAGCCTGATAGGCCTTCTCAGCAGCTTCCAGCGGCGTCTTGCCATGAGCAGATGCACAAGGCCCCTTGATGACTTTCTTGGCTCCCTCGGCCCATGCTGAGTAGCCATCACCTTCGCGTTTGATGTCAATTGTATAAGATATATCATCCATGATGATCTTCCTCGTTTTGTGGTGTGTCGCGCTGCACTCTATCACTGCTCAGGTACCACCTCACGCGCTCTCTAGCAACGTCAAACCCGTATCGCTTGTGGTGACTGCACGCCTTGCAACTTGGCACCACATTGTCATACACTAAGCCCTTATCGATATTTACCATCTCAATAATGCTATAGGTGTATTCTTGGCAAAAAGCGCAAAGCCCTTTGAAGTCTGAGGCGACTGATAATAGTTGCGTTAACGTCAGTGTTGCAGCTAGGCCTTGCTTTTGCGCTTTGTAGGTCGCCGTCTCCAAGCGATCTAGCTCGCGAGCAGCGTCACGCGTGAAACAGCGGCTACAGAGGCCGTATGAGTGCCTCGCCTCAAAGGTATCGCCACAAATACAGCAAGTACTCATTGCTCATACCTCCGTGCATCCTGACCCAGCTCGGCCAGCCGTCGAATGAGCGCCGCCGTTGCCAGTGCATCTCCTAAAGCCCGATGAGCCTGTTCAAAAATAACGCCCTGCTGCACACAGGCATCACCCAGCTTCTGCCATGCGACGTCCTCGTATCGGCCAGGAGCACCCCAGAATGCAGCGTATTTCATCATCAGGCATCGCCACACCAAGATAGGCAAGGACACGCCGTGTACCTTCGCTGTGTGCTCCAATCGCTCCCTGTCGAAACCCACGTTGTAGGCAATGAGAACCCTGTCAGTCAGTGCTGCATGGATCTCTGGCCACTCCTCTGCAAAGGTCCTTGCGCCAGCCACCATGTCGTCTGTGATCCCGTGAACAGCCATCGCGCCTTCTTCAATCTCGCACTTTGGTCGCAGCAGCTTGTCAAAGAGGACATTGCCGTTAATGTCCACTATGGACAATTCGATGATCTCCCCGTAGAGCCCAGTGGTCTCGGTATCTAATACTACGTATTTTCCTGGATTGTCCACTACATGCTTACATTGCAGCGGAAACTTTGACATTGTTTGCATGAGCATCTTTAATAAATCCTTTCATGCCGATTTTATCTTTCGCGGCTTCTGGTACTTGAGCATTAGATTAGAGTAAGAGGAGTTGTGCAACCTTTTTGTTCATCACAGGTCTCTCATGCTTCTTTACTGATGTGCATAATTTCTCGTTTTGTTGTGGTGTGAGTATTTTTATCCATCCATCAAGAGCAACAATTAATCTATCTGCATTCTTAATTTTCCCGTACCTAACTAACTCTGGTATTAGCCAAGCCACTAAAGGTGCAATCTCTTTGATTTCTTCCTGTGAACATCCGTAATCTTCAGCAGCCTGTCTTGATATTGGTAATGCGCAAAGTACACGTACAGATTTCGCACGGACAAATTGTCCTGTTTCTGGGACGGTTTCAACACGAGGAAGAGGGATGGTGTAGAGATAGATGTTTCTTTCCAGAAGTAGCGGGCGCACCTTGGCTAGGTACTTACTCAGTTCTTCTTTTGCCAATTTTAATTCACTGTCTATTAGCCGAGCACGATACTCGTCAGGAATATCGAATGTCTGTATCTCTTCAATGCGCTGGTTTGCAGCAAGTCCCAGATGTTGACTAATATTATCCAGGGTAGATGGGACAACCTGTTCCTCTAGTTGTCCATTGTCTTGATAAACTGACAACATCATTGCGTGGCCTATACCGAATTTAGGGCTCATTTCTCCTACCAATGATAGACCGTAAAGAGCCAAGAGTTGACGTCCTTCTTGATTATTATTCAATTTTGACGTTCTTTCATCTCTAAGCTCTTTGTAGAATGATCTCTTGCTTTTATGCCTATTAACCATTTACACTAATCCTTTCAGCTAATACAATGTAATCACCCTGGGTTAATTTTTCCTCTGCACGGGCAAGCGTTTCGCTTAATGACTGTATTTGTGCAAGTAAACTATTCTGCTGCGTACCACCAATATGTTGTACAGCCTGAAACATGCCATCAGAGATAATGTGTTCGATGGTCTGTTGTGTCTCAGCTAAAGACTTTATGCCATGTGACAGCAGACCTCGTATGGTGTTTTCTGCTTTGAATTGACGCTGCTGATCTTTTTCAGCATAGTGCTTTTTGAGGTTATCCTCCTCTTGTTTAAGCTTTTGTTTGAGTTGATTTTCCTGCTCTTTACGTTGCTTAGCTAAGTCCTCGTATAATTTTTGCTGGTTTCCTTGCTCAAGCTCTTTGCGTTCTTGCTCATACGCCCATATCTTTTTTTCTAGCTCCTTTTTGCGCTCTTCAATGATTTCTGGGTCCTTGGCAAGGTCATTCTTGAGGTCTTGTATCTGTTTGGTTAGCTTTTCGATCTCAGTCTGAGAGGATTGCTTGAGGTTGAATAACATTTGCTGAGCGGCTTTGGCGTCTGCCTGTGCTTTAGCCTCTGCTTCCTTGGCTCGCTTCTCAGCTTCTTTAGCCGCTTTGATAGCTTCAAGCGTAGGGGGGATTTCACCAGATTGGACTTGAGAGACTACAGAGTCTGAAGTAGAGGGAGCCGCTAATTCATAGAGGATACTTGCAGGAAAATTAGTAAAATTTACTAATTTGATGTCTTCCCCAAATCGATCAGCGACATGCATAAAGTTGCTTGAGGTCTTCTGAGACATCCCAAACTCAGCGCTTATCCATTGCAAGAACTGCCCATGCCCTAGCTCTTCCTTGACCGCAATAAGATCCAGGCCTATCGCGATGATATCCTCAGCAGTGCGCTTCATCCTGGCCTTGATCGACTCTGCCTTGACCTGGACACGGACACGCTTTGCTTCATCCAGCACCCCATAGTCAAACGTCGTCTGTATTAAATCCCCCATGTTTTGATATCTCCTTCTGTGCAAATATGTGGTGTGAGCATTGCTGGCTCAGGAAGCCTCACGAGGATCTGGCCAAGCGTGAGATATTCAATAGTCTCCTTGCGGCTGTACGGCATAGTATCTTCAGCGGCTTTGATGAGTGCCATGCGATCTTGCACGGTTTGTCGCAAGATAAGCAGCTCTTTGAGGCTGTGCAGCTCTAGTGTTGCTTTTTCTGACATGTAAATCCTCCTAAGTTCTAATTATCGCTATCCACTGGTAGCAGCTCGTTCAGTGTCACCACATGGTCTACTCGTACTACAAGCAAAGCCCACACTGTGATAAGAATTAACTGATATATTGCGCATAAAGGCAATATATTCGATGTGAATTCTGATAGCCATTGGGGTATGTTCATTCGTTCACTCTCTCTTGCTCTACTAATGCGTCAACTTGCGGTGACATGCGTGCTAATATCTGTTGAATTGCGAGGAACTCTATTACGTCTTTCCTCGTGTAACCGTTGGCAAGCACGTCGAGTCTCTTTTGAATGGCTGTTATTAGTGCACAGGCTTCTGTTAAGCTATGCAGCTCTATAGTGATCACACCGTCCACGGCGCATCTCCCTCTATTGTTTGGAATTGACTCTTTACAAACTTGGCTTCGAAGCACTTGAAGATCTTCTCAGTGCAGATATCAAGATAGCTTTGCCAATCTTCGAGTTTCTTTGTCTCAGCAATGTCCCGCCAATACGCTCCGTGCTCACCAGAAAGCGCGTCTATGGCCTCACTGAAGAGGATATGGCTGTTTGTGTCTACCTGTGGGAGGAACTGCGCTATGAACGTCTCAGGACTATTCAGGCCTAGTTGAGTTGCGATGGTGTCCACCATCCTGTGGAGCAGCTTGGTTTTATCGGCCTTGAGGAAGCTCTGAAGTAGAGCCAGGTCGTAGCCGATGGCATCCTCGCCAGCATTGCGTATCGGGGCGTCATTGACTGTGACATCGAAATCAAAGCTCACACGCACGCGACGCTTGAGCAACTCTGCTCCTGGCGCTGGCTCTTGTTTTACAACAGGAGCACTCTGCACGCGCCCAGGACATTTCATTTCTTGCATAAATTGCTCGAATGTGAGTGTTTCTGTGTATCCTTCTTGCTCTTTCATTGTTGATGCTCCTTTGTTCTTACTCGCTGCTTATCGAGAAATGCTGCTATATCTCCGTGCATACGATATGTCTCTTTGTCCTCTTTGTATTCTTTGCAGAGGTATTTAACCACGAGGTACGGAAAGCAGCAAATCAGGCAAACAGCGAGAGATACTGCAAGCATAATGGCAAGTATGAATGATGCGATCTCTGATAATATGCACTTTATCATGCTAGTACCTTCCCATACTCGTGTTCCAATGCGTACTTGGTGAGGAGATCTTTCCTGTGTATGCCTGTCTTTTTCATGATGTTTTCGATATGGCGATTTACCGTCTTGAGGCTAATGCCCAATATATCACGCATTTCATTGTAGTTGTGGAAGTTGGCTAGGAGGTGAAGGATTTCCTTTTCACGTTGCGTTATCTCATGTGTCATCATTTCTTGCATGTCTTATTCCTCTATCTGTCACTATCCACGCTCTGGGGAGAGCGATTGACAACTCTGTGTGGGACAGTATACCCAACTGTCGTTATTTTGTCTTTTGGGTAAATATACCCATTTTATGGCGTATGATAAGCCTGAGCCGTACGGGGAAGCGGGTTTAGCAATTTTTTGGCTCAACACTTTGCAGGAGGATTGCCTAAACCCGTTACTGCCAGATGTGCGCATGTATGTATGCGGTAAATACACATGCACCTATGTGCAATTTGTACATGTCCAAAAAAGCACAAAGAGACCTGGGGATGAGGGACTGCAATGTTGTAAGATACTATTAAATAAATAGTGTACCTTGCGGAGATAGGTTGTTGTTCACGTGGGAGACACCTCTTTTCTCTTCTCTGAAAAAATAATCACGGTGTAAACTGAGTAATTGAAATAAATTACACTTATAATTGTGCCTGAAAAAAGGCTATTGCACGTAGGGGGTACCTGTAGAGATTTGGTAAAGATGTGGTGAAGATTTGGGGGTGATTGGTTGAGGTTTCGCAACCACGCCAAAAAAGCCGCTAGTTACTAACTAACAGCTCGTGCGTCTTCTAATTTAGATGCGTTTCAACTCTTGAGGCTTCGCGTCTTTACTGGTCTGCCAGCTTAGTTTCCCACTGCTCTGGCAGGCTAGACCCCTAGATCCTTAAAAAAGTCTTCTACTTTCACACCCAGTATCTTGGCAAGCGGTTCTAGCTTGGCTATATTCGGTGAATTCCTGCCAGACTCCCAATAGCGGATTGTCCGAGCATCTGCTATTTCCATAGTTTCTGCTAATTCTTCCTGTGTCATTCCACGCATTTCTCGAATCTGCTTTAACCTTTGTCCAAAGAGCCGTTTTAGCATGAAATGCCTTATGCAAATTTTGGCTCATTGTAATCTAGTCTAGTTGCTTCTACCAGGACTAAATTCGTCCTCTTGGCAGTCTAGTGGTTGCGAAATCTTAACAATTGTAAAATAAAAACCAATTGTTAAGATGCGGAAAATAAAAACCAATTGTTGCTCATGGCGACAAAAAAAGAAGACCGAGCCATTAACCCGGTCTTCCGTGCTGGTGAACGCTTTGGCTTTTAGTGTTAGCTCACATCTTTTGAAATGTTCATGCGTGGTAGACCATCTGGCAGACTGCCATTAAAGTATGCTGGAAGGATCACAGGAGCATACCACAGTTCCCAGAAGTTGCTACAATCTCCAGCATACAAGTTTGCATAGTGCTTCACATCGTAGACATTTTTTCTTTTAGAGTCTACGATGTGACCCACCTCTAAAATCTTTAATTTGTTGTATGCATGCTCTGGTGATATGTTGCAATTTTTGAGCTGTCCTGATTTGTCTGCTTGCAACCAACGCGCAAAGTATTGCCCAAAGCTGATATCTATCCTGGCACGTTCGCTGGGTATCATGCCACTAAGATCAACATAGATTAGCTTTTGCAGCACGAATGCAGAGATGGAAAAGTACCCTGGTTGTATCTGCTTCATGTTCAGTTGGCGTAGTTGCTCGGCTTCCTCAGTCCAGGGGAAACGGCGGGTTTGTTCTTGCTTTTGTTGCTGCTGTACAACGAAGTACGATTTGCGAAGTTCTCTAAAAACTTCGAGTGCTCTGTCATTTTGCAGAGATTTCGCATGCATTAGCGCACCGTACTCTGTCCAGAGGTAGAGGATATTTGCTCGTCTAAACGAACCTTCAATTTGAGGGTTCGTTCTTTTCAGCTCAGCTTTAAACTGTTTCAGCTCAGCACCTTGCAAAACGTAGTAATCCTCACCGAGGATAAAGTTTCTTGGGTTGCGACGAAAGTTTTGCGAGATCGTATCGTCATCGGTCTTGTAGAACTCTGCGAGCTGAAATGTAAACATGATTCGCTGGTTGTTGTGTTCAACAATGATTAAGTCTTTCAAAGTCCGATCTCCTAATGCTAACGCTTGCATAGAGGCGACCAGACTGTTAAAATCTAATCAGCCCAAGGCAAGCAATGTTTTGTTCTTGTGTTGGCTCCAAGCGTGTAGTTTTCGAGGCCGTGCGCTTGGGGCGTCCGCTATTCCACCTTCGTGCGGTGATGTTTCCAGTGAGCTGCTAACCACTTTTGGAAGACATCAGACTCATCATCAATGAGCCAGATGTGACCAGACTTGCGAGCAGCAACACCGAATATCCCGTCTTTCACTGCTTTCTGCAATGCAGAGCCACGAACCTTTAGCCCATACTCTGCTGCAACTTCATTAAGCGTCTTCATCTTCGTCCGTCTCGTATCCAAGACCATTGATAACTTGGACAGCTTGTCCAATCTGATCAGGACTCACAAATACAGAGGACTCCTTGCCTAGAGATGCTGCCTCTTCAGGATTGGTCTGAATACCAGCATTTACTAGAGCTGTATTGATATCACTGATATCACTGTCAAAACCGATAACCCTAATTTCGTAGTTAACCATTTTGTTTGTTCTCTTTTCTTGCTTATTTATCGGAAAGCTCATTGCTCTCTCAACTGTCCTAATTATATTCTGCATGTGCAGAAATGTCAAGCGGTTTTGAGGTCAATTTTGCTCAACTACTAAAACCCATCATACCTCTCATGCATCTTGCCAGAGAGCACAAAAAAGAGCAGATGCTCTATGTGGACTAGCATCTGCTCTGGAGAACAAAACTTTATCCTACGGTCTTTATAACCCAAAAATCGCTTGATAACTGACTATTCATCAGATAAGCATAAGGCATCTCAAAATAGCCCTTTATTCCCCATTGATCAGACCAAGAGTTCCTGCACGTAAATCGCTGTTTTGCATCATCAAATCCTACTGCGACAACAGCGTGTCCGCCTAATAATTGCTCATTTGGTAGTGGCATGGGCACAATGCCACGTCCAGCCACATCTTGGCTCTCGAAGCTGCTATAGACACTAAAACCAAAAACGAAAACATTTCCAGATGCTAGGCACGCTTTCATCTGGGTAAGGTCACGTTGTACGCGCTGGTAGAAGAGCGCACGGTCCTTTAATGCGTCTGTGTAGCACTGAGAAGTGGGTCTCGTGGCAAACTGGTTAATGTCGTATACCCATTCGGTCTCTGGGCAATCGCCATACGTTGCAGCTGCCTTGATCATGTCCCTGATCGTAGCGCCGGCATCGACCGTCTTTGTGTTCTTGGACCTGGAATTGTAGTAGAGAAAGAGGTGTGAGGTCACAAAGTCAGGTAGCCCCTGCTTTATCCGGTCGAAGCGAATGGCGGCTCCACCTGCAAAACTTGTACAGGAGCCCAATGAACCTTGATCCTCTATCGGCGGACACTGCGGTCTCAAGTCCACGCTAGACGGCAAGTGGCCTGCATACATTCCAGGAAAACTTGCTTTGTAAACGTGATCTCTGTGGTCGGGAAGATCAGGGACCCATCCGTATCTTTTCGTTTCTGGCACGCTAGTTTCCTTCCTGCTCGTTACGAGCTATAGCAGCATTCGCAAACATAATAGCTTGCTCAAGATTAGTGAGAGCTAACGACTGCTCACGTGAGACGGGAGTGCTCTCTACGATCTTGATAGCGAGGAGCCTGCCAGCCTCACGTAAGGCCGCGTAACGTGCTAGCTGATCACTGTGTGGACTGTGATATATGAAATCATTGTTAATGCGCTTAATGATGTCTTCTTTTGTCGGTTGCATGTTTTTACTCCTTAATCTACTTGCACTCTTTGATATCATACAAACGATTCCCGCATTTATCAAAGACCACAACGGAAAAGCCCTTTTCTTTTAGCTTGTCGGTCTTTTCCTTCATTTCCGCGTAAGTATCTACCATTGTTTCCTTCCCAGTGTTGATATTTTTAATCTTGAACATCGGTTCCTCCTCCATAAGCTTATGCTCATTATACCATGCAGATGTGTGGATGAACGTTCAGAAACAGGACAACAAAAAAGCTAGGCCGAAACCTAGCTTGAATTTGTACCCCGCAATTTGCGGGTCGCAAAATCGAGCCCGTCAGCTCATCCTGCAATGCCTATCCTGTAGCTCTCGATCCATGTCGTTCATTGAATCGAGAATATATTTTATCTCAGCTCGTACCTCTTTTGGTACAAGAGAGCCTTTCGGGTGTTGGCGTCTAATCGTCTGCATTCTATAATGCCAACGGTCGAGGAGACATAAGCACTTCTCATCAGTGTACAGACTCCATTCCGCATCTTCCAAGAGGAATAATTGCTTCATATCTACTGCGTTCATATCTCTCCTAAGCTATTTGCTTTTCTTGCCGCTCAATTAACTGATAGAGCAGCACTAGAATATCATCGGTGATCGCTGTTCTCTTGATATCCCCCTTGGCTATCGCGTTCTGAATAGCCAGAGTACGTTTAGCGGGATCGAATGCAGGGATGGGCACGAATAGCTTTTTGCTGTTAGTTGATGCTGGCATCTAAAAATATCCTCCATCCAACAATTCCCGATAGTGTGGCAATTGCCGACATTCTGAACACAACCCGCCCTTTTGCAATATTGGCTTTTCTCCACAATGCAGGCATATGCGGCGTCTTAGCCTGTCTGAGAGTTGGATGCCACGTAGATGCATCTTGACATCTGGATCATCCTTCGTCCTGTCTTTCATCGAAAATCCTTTCTTGGGGCGCCCGAAGGTACTCCGCTATGCTAACTCTTCTTGACAGCGGCTTTTGTGCCACCAAAGAAGAGACTAATTATCACTAACACTACAAATACTGTCATATACGTAGGATGAATCTGAGTGAAGCTATTGAGAGCCAATCGATAAAAAGAGCAATCAATGCATCTATCCCTATGATGATGCCTAATGCTAATACAAGCGTTAAAACGCATCCTAAAACCTTCATGATAAGTCCTCCTGTAGCAATTCAGCATGCAGGCAGAGTTCGGCAATACCAGTAGCCTTAGAAACTTTCTGGATAGCCTTTAAGGCACTATTTACTTCATGTATACCCATATCTTCAGGATATACAAGCTTACGATTTTTGTACACGTTGTATACATTTACGTAAATTTGGGTGACTTTATACTTTCTCACTGTTTACCTGCTTTCTGGAGCTACCTCTCGATAGCTCCGCTAACCAACTAAAACTTAAAAAGGATGATCCTCAGTACTCACATCGCTCCCACTACCCTGTTTCCAAGGCTCATGAGTCTCAATATCACTAGCAATGCGCTGTGACAAAGCCTCCGCCCACTCGACGGCTTTCTGTGTGCATTCACGGAAATGCTCAATGTGCTCCACAGGAACCTCGTGCTTTTGCAGGTAGCTCACCGGGACCGCATCGGGTATCCCACAAAGCATCGGGAATATCGTCTTGCTATTGGCTCCCTGGCCACGCTGTTCCTGCTTCTTTGATGCACCAAAGATTGCAGAGTAGGACCACAGAGGTAGCGCCATATCACTGCCAGAGCCACGCAGCACATCGTGAGCTGCTGACAAGACTTTGTACTGCTTACGCATTGCGCCCAGTGCGTCAGCGGTCTGTGTCGATTTGACCGTGAAAACAAAGGGCTTGTCATAATCTGGTAGCAGTTGCCTGATGATGACCTGTGCATACAGCACGGTCTCAGACTTTGAAGAATTGCGCTTCTGACGCCACTGGTAGACAATGCCAAACTTGCCGTTCGTCGTGGCGATCGATGGCACCCCATCGGCCATCAGGAAGAGCGCTGGTCGCTCAAGCATCCAATGCCTCACAACTTCACCCCCGCCATGAGAAATCTCAATCCACTGGAAGCCGTGTTTCCTCATGGCATCGTCAAGATCCTTGTCCTTGCCATGCTGGGTGAAGAAACCAGCGTAGTAGAGGCTGTCCCATACGACCTCTCCAGTATCCTCATCGATGACTTGTTGCCCTTTCTCGTTGAGCCTAGGGCGCTGTGCTGGCAATCCCGTGGCGTATTGCAGCAATGGGTACTCTGGCGCTGGCGTGACGGCTTCATTGCCAAGATTGACGCGCTGGCCACCAAAGGGGACGTAGATTGCTGTGCTTGTTGTCGTGATAATTTCTGTTGACATGATCTTGCTCACTTTCTTTTTTTGAATGATTGCTCTATAATTCCTATCAAGGCTGGCCGCGACAACCAGCCTTGACCACTCCAGGGAAGGCTTGTTTGGATTATCTTCGCCTTCCCATCCCACTAGAACTCTTCCCACCCACAATAGGCGAGTCGCTCAAAATCCGCTTGTCTTTCCCTTTCCTCGTAAGAAAGTTCTAGCGCCTGATCACGCTCGAATGCTCTCCAAGCCTGCTGCCCTTGCTTGTCGAGTCCATCGGGATCTTGCGTAGGCTCTACCCACGCAATGGTATCGGCAAAATCGCCTCTCTCAAAACGCTCTAGCCAGTAGAGAGGGTCGGTACGCTGGTCGGGTGTGGGCATTGGATACACGCTCAGGATTTGGACAAATATCCTACGTCCGTCTGGGAGGAGACCGGATATTGTCTCTTCCGAATTGATTACCCCTGCAAATTCCATCTTGTTCATTGATTTAACCTTTCTGCTGTAAAACTGCACTGAACATCTTTTGCGGGAATTTATATTCTCTTGCTATTTTTGCGAGAGCATGACTGGGAGACCGTGCCTCCACAGACATCTGAACAAGATGGTTGAGAGGTTTGCCGTTCCAATCGATGACTTGGGTAACGAGGTATGTTCTCATCTCAAATTCCTCTTCCTTCTAATTTGTTTTTGATGCCATGTTGAGCACCATTGCAACTACAATTGCATGTTTCGCTCGTTGCTTTCTGGCACTTGTCATTGCAGACATGGCCTTCAACGAGCTTGGTGCTCTTGAGACGGGTGTTCTTTGGCTTGGCACCTCCACAGCGTGGGCATACTGCGATATAGGTACTCTTGACGGGGGCCTTACTCTCACCGTCAAGTTGAAAGTACTCAGTACGCGGCTCCCATATGGTTTTCTCGGCTTGAGAATTGAACCAGGGGAAGCTCCAACACACAACCTCAAAATCTACTGTAGTCGCTGCTCCACAAGCATAACACTTGCAGAAGTGCCTTTCGATGCGAGTTGCATCAATGCGCTTCTCTGTAGTATTATCGAATGTGATCATTGTTTTATCTTGTCCTTTCTATCTCAGTAATCGATAGCCTTGGCTTGAGCCGTTCAAGTTACCTGCCAAGCCGACATTGCTGATGCCGTACTTGTTGACGGGATACTTTGGAGCTGCGATGATCTCCTCAGCAACTTTGTTCGTGGCGATGAACTTGGTCATTTGAAGGTCCATTTGAGCCAGAAAGGAGCCATTCTGTGCCAGGCTCTCCATGTGGCTTAACTTGGATGCTGCGATCTCCTGAGCTTTCTGCTCTTGTGCCATCCTGTCTAGAAGCTTCTGCGAATCATCAGAGACCCAACGATTATCCGGTGAAAAGTTCTTCCTGTGCTTGCTTGCCCAGATAATGTAGCTCTCAGGACACTGTGCAAGGGTTTTTCCTTTGTACTTGCCGCTCTCGATGATCCGCATTTGTTTGTCCTCCGCTTTCGCTTTACGTTTTCGTACCCACTTGGTACACTCTTATAATAACACTTATCGTGCTGTTTGTCAATAGCTTTTAGCGTGCTTTTTTAAAACTGAGAAAAATTGGTTTTCTGCTCTAGAGGCCTTGACAAAATACCACCTTACAGGCTATTATTCATATATCATTTAAAGTGCTTTTAGAAGGAGGTGAAACCGATGAATGAAAATATCAACCTTGGCGAGTGGTACAGTGCCACCGCCGCTGCTGAGAGACTGAGCAGAAATAGTGGGAAGCCTATCAGTTCCTCATATCCTCGCAAGCTAGCAGAGTACGGCAAAGTCAGGACTCTCAAGATAAGTGAACGAAACGTGCTTTACAGCAAAGAGGACATAGATCCTTACATTGTTGAGGAAAGAGGTGAGAAATCAGGACGCGCAAAGAGGCAAACAGCGCGTCCTAAAGGCAAGAAGGACAAGCCGATTAAGAATGCGGCATAGCCCAGGCTTGTCAGCTCATGCCCTGGAAAGCTCACTGACAAGCCTAGTTTGAAAGGATTAACCTAACATGAATACGAGTGTATCACAGTTTGAAAAGTCCCCTTTTGATGCTATCCGCCAGATAGATAGCACTGGTCGAGAGTTCTGGAGCGCGAGAGATTTGCATGATTTACTTGGATATTCCACATGGCAAAAATTCCATAGTGCCATCAGGCGTGCTATTCGCGCTTGTGAGAATACTGGTGAGCCGAATATCGAAGTGTTGTTTAACCAATCGGTTAAGCTACAAAGTCGTGGTAATAGGGGAGGTACTCAGGAAGTAGAGGACTATCGCCTTGCACGCTACTCCTGCTACTTAATCGCAATGAACGCGGATCCTGATATTCCTTCTGTAGCTTTAGCTCAAAAATACTTCTACACAAAGACCCGTGAAGCAGAACTAGGGATAGTACCGCAAGCCCAGGAACTCGATCCCATCGAGACCGCCCAAAACCCACAGCTTCTCCGACAAGCCGTCGAACAACTTGAGGATATTGCTCTTGCAGCAGCAAAGAAAGCGCAACTCTTCAAACTGCTTGAGCAACATTATTATCCAAAGCAGTACAGGACACGTGGTAAGCGCAATCTACCACAAGCAAAACCCGTCGTGTGGGATAGAATGCCACTCACACAGATGACCATCATCTTTGAAATAGCGTAGCATGCATCGTGTGGCAAGGGCATAGCGAACTCTTGCCACAATTTGAGAAAGGACTTCACAATGTCAAAATGGGCTGGCGCAAGAGACTACAACGAATGGTTAGAGTATTCCAGGGGTGAATCTACAGATGATCTGCTGGAGAGCGTTAAATGCGACATTTATTGCATCTCCACGATGTTTGCAGGGAAGACGATGCCTTTCCCCTGGATTATCAAACGCGGCGTAAAACCCCTGCCCTTTAGGCATGGGGAGATGTCACCATAGATAATGGCAGTCGCTTCACTCCTAATGGCGTTGCGATTGGGCTGAGTTCGTATGATATAGAATTACATCTCTTAACGCCAGAACTACGCAAAGAGATAGAGCTGAAAGGGCCATGGTGTTAGGCTCTAATAGCAGCATCAGGCGTGTGAGCGCATGCGCGGCGCACGCCGATGAGCAGAAAGGACAATAGCACAGACATGAAATGCATAATATGTCATTCAGATAACAACGTACAGCGATATGTTGCAAGTTGGCAATATAGGTATGAAAATATTCTCGCACTTCCTTATTGTCAAAAGTGCGTGGAAGGCAAAAGCGAGTTTATGCCTATATCAGAGTCACGAGATTGGCAAAAGAGAGCAAAGCTGGCACCTATAAATAATGCAGAGTTGTCATAGGCAAGCAGAAAGGACAACAGACATGTTAGATATCCACGAACACCACAGGATTGATGCACAGGCTCTGGATACTGTGCATAGACAATGTGCTGAAGAAGCAAAAATACAAAGCCTGATCAAAGAGTGGACGAACGACAGATCCATGTATCGTGAAGAGTGCCAAGCTTGGCTACAGAGGCATGGGTACCATCTGAGCGAAGTCAATATTTACTTTTTGAGGCAGGATATGCAGAAAGGACTATCATGAGGCCAATTGAATACCGCGCTTGGGACAAAGAGTACAATCACATGTATGATAATGCATGGCCATTTGAGCATTTAGTATATGTTGAGATGCCACAGGATGATCCTGAAGTACAGAAGCGTGAAAGCAGCATGATGAAAGTAAACGGCAAGTGGTTTTACTTTCTCTTGGCCAAAGACGTTGAGCTTATGCAGTACACGGGACTGCGAGACAAGAACAGTGTCAAGATATTCGAAGGTGATATTGTGCAGACTGCCTATGATTTTGCAAAGGAGCAAAGTAGAGCGCAAGTAGTTATTGAGCATCTTACCTGTGGCATTAGGTGGATATCTCCTCAAGATCCGACCGATTTCGGCTTCAAGCCTTTGTATAATCCAAGTGAGGATCCTGATGATACTGGCGATCTTTGTTGGGATTTATCGAATTTCGAAGTCATCGGGAACGTCTACGAGCATCTAGATAGCACTGAGCAGAAAGGGCAGTCATGACAGAACAACAACGCATAGCCGCAATTGAGGCACTTGGCACTGCATACCATTGGAAAATCAAGAACAAGCCATGGTACGCAGAGCCTGAGAACGATCAAGAGAGCTTGATACACGGCACTCTCGCTGCATTGCGTGCATTGCACAAAGACAATCACCTCAATGCAAAAGATGTTTGTGAGTATTTGATAGCTCCACACTACGAAGGGGCAACAGAGGAGCAGAAGAAGCTTTGTGAAGACGCGGTGCAGGCGATGAGGGAGATATTGGAATTTGAGAGGACAGAGTCGATATAGACAAAACACAAAGAGAGCGCTGGATCAAATAGTACGATCCAGCGCTCTCTTTGTGTGCAGGTATTATTCCTTGATGTTTATACTGACTGAAGAACTGCCGCCTGCATCTTGAATTGTGCCATCGTCTGCAATCTTCACCGGATAGGAGAATGCCAAGGCATCCGGTTCAGAGTACACCGGGTCGATTTCAGAGCCACCGCCGGGAAGAGTGCGGATGCAGAGTACCCAGGTGGCTGTTGATGTCCCTGTGTAGAGCCCGTTAGGCTCGGCTTGTGGGAGTGTTACCGTGGCTGTACTTCCCCCTGGGTATTGAGCAAGTCGATCAGGATTGGTGAGCTGAGTTGTATACGGTATTGGATAGCCTCTGCTAGGGCAGACAAAGATAGGCTTGCCCATGCTAAAGATCACTGTCCATGTATTGGTGAGCTTCATTCTTGCATCGTATATCTGCTGAAGCTCATCGCGTTCTGGAGAGTAATCATACTTGTGCAATGGCTGACTGTTGGAATAGATCGTCTGCTGATCGTTAACCTGATTTGATTCAGATGATGTTTGTGGCGTATCGCATGCTTCTGCGGATAGCACTATGCACAACAAAAGTAACCATGGAATGATAATAATTGCCTTTTTCACGTTTTGCTCCTTAGCGGCCTGGAAACTGCACAAAAAAGTCTTGCAGTTCCGGCATGTCTTTAATGATTTCTGGTCGTGAGCACTGCGAAGCGTCAAGTGCGTTGTAGATATCGCGTGCATTCTGCTTCTCCTGTGCTTTTAGCTGTGAGATCAATGTTTGATCTTGCGTTGACGCTATCTCTACATCGTTATTCGAGATGGCGTCAAGATCGTTGCTGATCTTTGCCTTCTGCGTCGTCAGGTACTGCATATTGCAGGTCATGACGTGGCGCTCGCTGTTTGCTAGCGGCACTGCGAGATGATAATTGTACCAGATAGTAAATGCAGTGCCACCTACAACTAACAATACTATCAGTGCCATCCACAATAAACAGCCAATGCTGAGACCTAGAAACGTCGTTTGGTCATCGCTCATGATACCTCTTTCTGCTCGTGTGAGCACTCTTTGTTTCATACTATTATGGACGAATGGTCCCCGAGAATTGCACTCGGGGACCCGTTTGTACGGAACTGGCTAACTGGCATTGTTGGGCTTGCTAGGTTTCACTCGCTCCAGCCACTTCTTTGCAGTGTGATAAGTGCACCCAGTTTGACGTGCTATTTCAGCCGCTTTAATTGATGGATTTTGGCGATAAAGAGCCTCGATTTGATCCCCGTATTCAGATGGCATTGTACCCTTTAAAATTGTACTCCTATTTGGCTCTACGGGCTCGTCCATGGGGTACAATTGCATGGGCACAATGCCCTCATTTGTCTCTTTTGTACCCCCTTCAAATCGCGTCTCAATCTCATCTAGAGAGTGCAATTGGATAGGTTTAATCGGATCTCCAGCCATCAAAGCCAACTGCTGTTTTGTGAGTTCGCGCTCTGCATACTTCTCTTGTTGAATGCGCATCGGGATGCGTCCTCTTCCTCCTGCCAAGAGTTCATCATAGATGGTTTCTGAATGCTCTGAGATGGCCATCTTGATTACGTCAGTATCTTCAGCTAGCTCAGTGATCTCAGTTTGATATTTCTTGGCAAGTATCGAGACTGCCTTAGCATCGGCGTCCTTCTTGAGAGCTAAGGCCATGTAGTTGCCAGCCTCAATGCTCTCACCAATAAGCGCATCGTTATCAGCCTTATAGAGCTGGCTGGCACACATCGTACCTGATACGAGCAGCGAGAAGACTACTGAGAAGGACCATGAGAGCACATCATTGTGCAGTCCTTGCAGGCACCAATGCCAAAAGATGTCTCCGAGTCCTGCCGATACAAGAATAAAGAAGATTAGAGATACCTCATTGGACGCATGAGTTTTGCGAAGTCTATTCAGATCTCGGCGCTTCCTCTTTTTCAAAGCTTCTGTCATCTCATCTTCTAGTAGCTGGTCGTACTTGGCTTCAAGTACTCGCATAGCCTCACGTGTTTTGCGCACACGAGCAGCAGATGAGAGAGTCATTGTGTCGCTGAGAATAGCCACTATGCACCCGATAGCGGCTAAGACTAGAGAGAGAAACGACCAGACTGTACTTGAGATCTGAGCACCTAATACGACTAGGCCGACTGGCACAACGATCGTGTTGACGATTAAGGCCAAATAGCTACCTTTAGCAATGCAGTAGCCCAGGAGCAACTGTTGTTTCCTATGTGAGTCTGCAACCTCTACTGTTGACGGATTGAAAAAGCCCATTTGTTTGTTCCTTTCTTCTTGCAGAAAGGCCTAAGCTCGTGCCTAGACCTTCCTGAGCCCACGCCCAGCTATGATCTTTCGAGCATGTGCCCGATAGCCAGTATGAACGCCGATCTGCTTAAGACTCTCATCAATATTGCCTGTGATTTTGTAGGCAATGGTGAACAGCTCGACCTTCACGCTGTCGAGCACATAGCGTAGTTCCTGCGTGTCTTGCGCCCCCTCTGCAAGCCCGTTTATGGCAGTTTCTTGCGCGTAATCCTCAGATTTTTCCTCATCATCTATTGAGCTTAAAAGCTCATCGTAAGGATTGTTATCTCGCGTGTAAAAATGCCTCTGAAAGTTGCTCTCATCAGGGTTCAATTCCCGCTCGGCTGACGGGATGAAATTACTCTCCACTGTTCTGCCTTCATCAATGAAAGCTCTCAAGTCCTCAACCGTCGTATTTGGTATGGCTGCGAGCACGGGCTTGGACCACCTGGACACATCCATCACGGCAACGCCTGGCCCAGCACCTTTAAGCGATGGCAGCAGTCCGTCGATTTGCTCTTTCTGGAGGCCTGCCATCTTTGCATGCATATTGCAGCTCTCGAAGACAATGCGGCTGCTCATGTTATCTCTAGTCAGTGTACTCAGCACTTCTGCTGGTAGCGCCTGGCCAGAGAGGATCACATAGCAATTCCACTTCCTGGCCTCAAGGACAAATTTCTTGAGGAGGCGCGATGGGCGATAGAGCTGATCGAACTCTAGTTGCTCATTCCTGGCTTCCTCTTTGTCCTCTTTCGAGCCTTGTTTACTGAGCAGCTTAACTTCTTTCGCTCGTGCATCCTCATAATCCTTAATTACTGGCATCTCATCCACTAAGAGCAATAGCGGATGCATGACCCTCTTCTGCTCTTTCCACAACTTGCGTCTCTGCTCAAGCATGTTGTGCAGCTTTGGGCAACTTGCCTCAATATCGCCCAAATCATCGGCGTAGTTGAGACCATATCTCAGGTCATTCAGGCCAGAATGTGGGTCCCAGATCCAAACCTCTGCGCCAGCCTTGAGCAGGATGAGAATGTAGTACAGCAATGCAGTGCTCTTGCCGCGTCCAGGCTTGCCAACGACGCACATGCTGAGCAG